CTACGACACTCACCCTGAGGGATACCAACGTCTAACCCCCCGTTCCCCCGGCGTCTCTCCCTCTGAAGCCGAACGTCTGAGCTACCTAGCCAGCCACGCCCGCAACTACCGTGCCCGTATGTCCCAATCCTCACTCCCGGCCCAGTGCAACGAGGAGCTATCCCGACTAACCCTAGAACTCTACAACGCCGACGTCAGTATTGCTGACATAGCCAGAGCAGCCCAGGTAACCCACAGAGCCATCTACAAACGTCTCATCAATCAAGGAGTACTTAGGTAATCATGAAAATCATCCACGACTTATTTCCAGCCCATCTATCCGTCGCTCCCCCAACCTATACCGGACCAATGACCGCCGAGTCTTCAGGTAGAGACTACCCTTACGTCGCTGAGACCCGAACTATAGTTACCACAACTAATATCATCGTTGCTGTTGACACACCTACCGGTGCTCAGGTAATCTTCAACGAGGAATATGACCCAGAAACTCTGAGCATACCCCCGAAGCAGAGTCAAGAAGCATCCGTAACCACCGTTTCCGGCAAACGCCTTGTTTTCAAGAAAGCCGAATCTTGCGGTTGCGGCTCGCGCTTGAGAAGCTGGAACCCGCAAAAAACTATATACTCAAGGAAGTAGACCATGCCAGAACCTACACTTATCCACCTTCTGATTCTGTCCTTAGCGACGTTCAGACTTGCACGTTTATTCACCACCGACGTTATCTTCGAGCCACTTAGAGACCGTATCTGGAAAAAGTTTCCACCATCAACACAGTTCGGATATTTATTCACCTGCAACTGGTGCATGAGTATTTGGTTCGCATCACTTATTACGATTTGCTATACAATAGGAAGTGCAATAACGGTAGTGTTCGCGTTACCGTTGGCCCTCTCGGCAGTTGCAGGACTAATAACCGCACGTCTTGATAATTAGAACGTTCCGTTATAAATGACAGGAGTAAATTTTGGCCGTTTTTAGTCGCAGCCAGGATGGTCCATTGCCATCCACATCAGTTTTTCTCAGCCCACAGGGAGCTGCCCGCGCTGAGGTATACACAGCTATTCGCCCGCTTACTGCAGCGGCAGCCCAGATGCGCCTTAACGATAAAGGCGAAGCGGAACAATTTCGCAATCGACGTGTTTCTCAATCTTCTAGCTGGCAAGCCGAGGCGTGGGAGTATTACGACGCCATTGGTGAAATCAAATATGCTTTCAACTTAGTTGGCTCAGTTGTTTCTCGTATCCGTCTCTACGCTGCCGTAGTTGAGGACCCATCAGAAACTCCAAAGCCAGCAGCTAGCTCTCCAAACATCGACCCTAAACTTGCAGCGGCCGCAGAACGTGCACTTGCACGTCTAGACAGCGCATACGGAGGCCAGGCCGGTCTTCTACGCGACGCGGCTCTAAACCTCTCAGTCACCGGCGAATGCTACCTAGTTCAGATGCCAGCACGCGTTGGCCACGGAGTTGAAGAGAGCTGGGACATCCGCTCTGTTGACGAACTTTCAATCGACGGCAAGGGCAACTACGCTATTGCCGGACGTCGTGAATACAACACAGGCTCTGTTGGAAACGCAGCCGCACGTAAGAACGTCACTATGCTTCCTAAGAATGCATTTGTTGGACGTATCTGGCGTGCACACCCTCGCTACTCAGACGAGGCAGACTCAAGCCTACGCGGTCTTCTAGACATGTGTGCCGAGCTTCTACTTCTAAACCGCACCTTCCGTGCTACCGCCCGTTCACGCCTCAACGCGGGTGCTCTTTACTTGCCAGACGGCCTTTCAGTTGCGGCGACTCCAGACCCTAACTACCCTTACGATGACCAGGACGGCCTATACGCCGAGCCAACTCCGGAAGAGTCTGCAGACGAGTTTGAGGACCAGCTCATCGACGCGATGACTACCCCGATTCGCGACGAGGATAGCGCAAGCGCCGTTGTTCCGCTGATTATCCGTGGTCCTGCAGAACTTGGTGACAAGATTAAGCAGTTCAAGTTCGAGCGTTCATTCGACCCTGCACTTGCAGAGCGTTCAGACCGAGTACTAGAGCGTATTCTTCAAGGTCTCGACGTCCCTAAGGATGTTATTACCGGTCTAGCCAACGTTAAGTACTCAAACGCACTTCAGATTGATGAAGCCCTCTACAAGGCACACATCGAGCCTCTGATGCTTCTTATTGTCGACGCCCTTACTGTTGTTTACCTGCGCCCGTACCTAAAGGCTAATGGCTACTCGGATGCAGACGTTGACCGTCTTGTTATTTGGTACGACCCATCAGCAGTATCAACTCGTAACGACCGTGCAGCTGATGCTGACTCTGGTTTCGACAAGATGGCGATTTCATACGACACTTGGAGAAGTGCTCACGGCTTCTCGGACTCAGACGCACCGTCTCCAACAGAGCTTGGACTACGTTTGCTACTTGAGAAGGGCATGATTACGCCAGAGCTTACAGAAGCCATGCTTGCCGCAGTTGCACCAGAAGTCATGGCAGCCGCCAGGGCGGCTCAGCAGGCCGGAAGCGTAGCTCCGATTCCAGGAGACGTTGCAGAGGCTCTAGGAGCCCCTGGAGCCCCTGCAGAGGCACCTGCAGAAGAACTACCGACAGGGTTTACTCCGCCAGGAGCAGAGACCACTGAACCTGCAGCAACCGAAGCTGCTCCAGTTCAGCTTGCAGAACCAACTACAGACGCACAAAACCTAGTATAAGGAAAAACAAATGAATGAAAAATCGTACGACCTGAGCAAGGAAGGCTTAGCTAACTGGCTAGCCAAATTCCTCGGCACTACTGTTGTTGCGCAGTACATGGCGCACGGATACCACTGGAACGTCAAGGGACCAGAGTTTACTCAGTTCCACGACTTCTTTGGCGAGATTTACGAAGACTGGAGCGGAGAAGAAGACCGCATTGCAGAGTACATTCGTATCATCGGCTTCGACGCCCCCCACAGCTTGGACCAGTTCCTTATGCTTGCTTGCTTGGACTCAAAGCCAGCGGCAGGCGACCCAATGGAGATGGCAGCAAATCTCTACGAGGCGAACCTAGTTCTTAAGAACTGCGTTGAGGACATCTTCAACATTGCCAGTGCAATCAATATGCAGGGCATCGCAGACTGGGCAGCAGGCCGTATCGACGCTCACTCTAAGTGGAGCTGGAAGATCGGTACTACGATTGGCGCAGACTCGATGCAGATTCAAACTATGAACCTTGATATGGGAAAATCTAAGGCTGAAGTTCTTTTAGAAGTAGTTGACAACGATAACTCGGACTCACTGCTAGAACTTCAGCCTACCCCTGAATCAATCCGTACCTCTTTGCTTGCTGCTGGACACCTAGTCCCAGAAGAGCAGGACCTAGCCGAGGCACTAATCGAGATTGCCGACAAGTACGGCAAGTTTGACGAAGACCAGACTGGCATCTGGGCTGACTATCACGAACCAGAAGACAACCCTTACGCCGAGATGGGCGTTAAGTGTGGCAACTGCGTTCTCTTCCGTGGAGGCCAAGAGTGCGCCGTTGTTGCGTTTAAGGTTGACCCGGAGGGTTACTGCCGTTTTGCAGTGCTTCCAGAAGGCTCAGTAGACCCATCTAAGGCACCAAAGGGCAAGACCCCTGGAGACCACGAGTATTTGCCTGGAGAGTTTTCAGGCGGAGCAGGGGCTCCAGCCGAAGTGCTCGACATGTCTAAGATTAAAAAGGGTAAGGGACCTGTAACCCTACAGAGCGAAAGCATTACCGCTGACGCAGACTACGGGGGCAAGTGCCCGCCTGCAACTCAAGACATTGTTCTCAACATCGAGAACCGTCAGAACGCAATTGACAACGTTGGCTACGGCCCACTAAACCCTGACGAGGCAAACACTGAGTTTTGGCAGGAGAAGGCAGACCGCTGGAAGATTACTCCAGTTGAGGCAAGCAAAAGCATTTGTGGCAACTGCGTATTCTTTGATCGCCGTCCAAAGACCCTAGACTGCATCGAGACCGGCATTGCCGAGGGTGGTTCTGGCGAGCAGAGCGCATGGGATGCAATCGACCAGGCTGAGCTTGGTTACTGCACCGCCCTAGACTTCAAGTGCGCCGCTAGCCGTACCTGCAACGCTTGGGCAGCCGGCGGTCCAATCACTGAAGACGTAGAAAAGGAAGAGGCAGTTACTGCTGCTTCGGACGGTCCTTGCTGGGATGGCTACGTCCAGGTTGGCATGAAAGAGAAGAACGGCAAGATGGTTCCTAACTGCGTACCAGCAGACGAAGCTGCAGCTCTTTCTGCAACCGCAGGCTCAAAGCCAGCTCCTAAGAAAGACCAAATCAAGGGCTCAGACAAAAACAAGAAGGGCTCAGCGTCTGGCTCAAAGAAGATTACTTTCTCGAAAGCCGTGGAGACTTCTCTTCGCAACAAGGTCAAGGAACACAACGACAGCGTTGACTCTGCCAGCAAAAAGGTTTCCCTATCAAAGCTTAAGGCCGTTTACCGCAGAGGTGCAGGTGCGTTCTCGACTTCACACCGTCCAGACCAGAACCGTGCTTCGTGGTCCATGGCTCGCGTTAACGCTTTCCTACACCTAGTTAAGTCAGGTAGCCCTAAGAACCCTAAGTACACCACCGACAACGACCTGCTACCTGCCTCACACCCTAAGAGTAGCGTAACTGCGTCTGGAAACACCGGCCTCGACTCTGTCTACGCCGAAAGCCTACTTACTGTCAGAATTGAATCTCCAGAAACATACGCAACTCCTGAAGACGCTATCTACGCGTTGACTGAGTATGCTGGCCTAGGTTACGAAGCACTCCCTGTATTCCGCGCTGCGTGGAAGAGGGGCGTTACCGAGGGCGAAGACCCATTCACCAGAGCATCAGACCTAGCTATTAACCTGTACGATAGCAAAGACGCCGACTTACTGCCAAAGCAAGAGAAAGAATAACAAGTGAGTAACTTTATTGAAGAGTTCGACCGTAACAACACTCCAGATGAGTCACTTAAAGATTCAATTATTGACACTATTGAGTCAGCTCTTGTTGACGCACCTAAAGGTCGCACCGTTTCTGACGAGGCTGTGTTTACGGTTGCAGAGCGAGCAATCATTGCTTCTGCATCTCTAGAAGTCGACGTCCAGTGCTTTAATGCTCTGCGAGAAGTTCAAAACTTCCTTACTCTTGCATTAGAAGGTCCGTCAGCAAACGGAGAAATGTCTCACACCGACTTGCTTCCTCTAGGGCACCCTAGCTCGACCGCTCAGCACGACCTACCTGCTTCTACCCTGCGTACGCTCACAGCGAACTGGATTGCATCAGACCCACGTATCAAGTCTGACGAGGCACGTTCAATCGTTGCTGCCGTCTACGCTAGCAACCCATACTCGGTTGACTACGCGTTTAACATCGTACGTCTACAAGCTCTTGCAGCTGACCAGGTTCCTGTAGAGCTAACTCTTCAGCCTCTAGTTGCATTTGGCAACCCATACGCAGGTAAGAACTCTTCATGGCACCGTAGAATGCGTGCAAACCGTCAGCGCCGTGACGACGAGGGTCAATTTGCTGAGATGGGTGGCGGTATCCGCTTCTACGCTCGCCGCGGCTCGAGCATTTACTCAATCGTTGGTAAGGTTGCTGGTATTCCAGAGAACGACCCTAACGGCATCGACATCGAGGTTACTGGAGTTAAGGGGTTCAAGGACGGCATCTACACCGTTCCATCGAACTTGACTCACACCTTCAAGGCTATTCTTCCGGAGCACGCCGTTTCGAACCTAGTTCCTATGGCTAAGAACTCTAACGTTCCTTTTGTTGATATCAAAGACCTAAAGCGTAAGGACCTACCTACTAGCTGGTACTCAACTAAGGTTGGCCCTGCAGTTAGAGGTCTAACTAACAAGGTCGCTTCAGACCGTAGCTTCGTTACCGGCGACGGCTACCAAGCCAGCCTGTACAACAAGCCTACCGACGCACTTCAAAAGCGTATCGCTGAGGCTCAGGAAAAGTTTGGCGCAAAGATTATTGGGCAGTTTGGTACTGACCAGCTAAACCCAGACAAGCCAGTTTACGAGCTTGTATCTAGCAAGCGCGGCCAGGAAGAAGTAGTTGGCTATGCTCAGGACTGGGCATCTACTCAGCTTCTTGCTACCCAGGAAGACCGTGATTACCCAGACACAGAGAACGAGCCTACGCCTGCCACCACAACTACCGAGCAGCCAGAGGCACAGCCTGAGCCAGCACTTGAAGACATTCCAGCTGAAGTTTACGAGCCAGTAGACCCTGACGCTAACATGCCTGAAGACTGGGAAAAAATTTCAGACGGCTACTACCAGAGCAAGGATGGCAAGAACTTTGTTAGGTTTGGCACCGGCTCTCTGGGCACTGTGCTTAACAATGTCTACGACCCTATTCGCGACGAGGTTACTCCAGTTGCAGACCAGGTCAGTATTCCAGACAGCTTTGAAGTTTATGACCTAAACGCATCTCAGATGCTAGGAACTCCAACCGGTGTTGGTTTTAGCTGGGATGACGTTAAAGACATCATTAGTTCGGCTACTACCAATCTTCCAGTCATCAGCTGGGACCCAGAAGAAATGGAGAACGTCAACCCTCCATTCATGCGCTTCGCGGATGACAACGCTCTAGAGGAGCTACGCAACCGTGTTAAGGATGATGCCCAGTACCAGCGCGAACGTCTAGAAAAAGGCGGGGATGACCCTGATGACACAGCCGAGTCTGCTGTTGCAGCGTGGATACCTACCAAAGGTAAAAGCGGAGGGTCTGGCGCAACATACCAAGCTTTCGACACTCACATCATCTCTGACCCAGCAGTCGGTGAGCTCTTTGATGATATGTCTCAAAACCCTGGCAATTACACACTAGCCGAGGCTACCGCGTTTGCAGATATTATTCGTTCGACTCAGCAGCCTAATGCCAGAAATGAAAAAGGCTACCCTCAGTTCATGAGGAAAGTTCCTAGCGAGATTCGCGAAAAGCTAAAGAAGGCTTTGGCTGCCCACAGACCTGCAGCAGGCAATGAAGACCGCCTAGTAGAGATTCTAGCAAACTTGTACAACTACACCAAGGACCAGGGCAATGACCCTATGTACCCTGTTCTGCAGGAAGTAAACTCTTGGCCATGGGCAAGCAAGAACGATCGCGAGGACAACGCTCTGCTTGAGTCATTGTCTACCCCTAAACCGACCGCACTGGACGTAGCTGTTCAAAAGGGTCAGAGGGATGTAGCCCCTGAGTTCCTCACTTCGTCTCTAGTTAAGTACGCCCCTACCCCAGGTAAGACCGTAGCCGTCGAGTCATTCCTAAGGAACCGCAAGCTACAAGACCTAATTGACGCTGGCGACAATCCAGACGAAAACTACCCTAACTTCCAGCAAGAGTTCCAGGACATGACTGACGCCGAGGTGGCTGAGTGGCTAGAAGACCACAAGGATGCCCCATACAAGGACCAGTACGTCCCTGAGGCCCAGAGTAAGTACTTCACTACCCTAGGAGACAACGGAGCTTCTCCGCGCCAGCTAGCAGCCCTAGAGCGCATGATTGAGCGTCGCCCTGGACTCATCTCCGAAGAAGAGGCCGCAGAGATTCTTGCCAAGGTTCCAAACCTAACCCGTAGGGAAGTTGGCGACCAGTTTATGAACGACCTTAAGGCTCGCGAGCTTGACTACGTTCAGACTTTGGTCAACCAGAGAATTGCCAACGGTCAGAACTATGATGACATTGAGCTTGTTGATGGCGTTGTTATCCCTGAAGCATATGAGCCAGAGGAACTACCAACCACCGATGTTTTCGCTGAGGACCTTCGCTATGGAGACGAAAACGCAGACAAGATTGTCATTGATGGCGTTGCTAAGGGTATCGTCGACATCCTGAACGATGACGGTATCTACACCGTAATTTTCGATGACGGTACCGAAAAAGTTTATGACAACTTCGAACGTATTCCTGTTTTCCTACCCCCGCTCCCGGAGCCAGCGGACGTAGAGCCTGAAGTTGAAGACACTAGAGAAAACTTCCAGTCCGAGTATTTCAGCATCTACAATGGCACTCGCTTTGATGTAGGCAGTCCTCTAGTTTTTCCTATCGATGACAAGACCAAGTTCACTCTTCCAGATAACATCGGACCTCACGTTATCCAAGCTGTAGAGTACGGCCTACCGATTGACAACATGGTTCTACCTGAGTGGTATGGAAACAAGAAAGCTATTGAATCTGTCATCAGATTTAACAGTGGTAACAGTAAGTTCACTCTAGATGGATACACTCCAAAGTTAACTCTTACCCCAGAAGAGCAGGACTTTTCTGACCGCCTAGTATCAACGTTCAACAATTACGTTGGTTTTGCAGAGCAGGACCTGGACAGAGCTAAAAGATCAATCCCTATCCAGCGAGAGATGCGTAAGTTTGTAGCTAAAGCCATAACTGCAGTAGAAAATCTTGAAAAAAACGCCCTGTCTGACGGCAGCTGGGTAATGTACAACGAAGGCTTTTTGAGAAATCAGCTACTTCTCGACCTTGGCGAATCATTAGATAGCGTTAAGCCACTTGAAATAGAGGGGCAGGAGCCAACTACCGGTGACCAAGAGTTCGAAGACCTTAGGGTAGCCGAGCTTCAAAGAGCGGCGCTAAAAGCTGACCTAGACCTATTTAGGCAACTACTAAACGTAATGCAGTCTGGACTAGCCGACGCTCTAGGGGAGAAAGTAGTGACTCCTCAAGGTAGAAAGCTCATCCAAGGTGCAATCACTGACCTCAGCCTTCTTCAACCTAAGATGACTCTTAAGAACAAGAACCTCCCAACTCCTGCAGAAGTAAATGAAGTTCTAGCCAGAGTGCGCGATGGTCTAATTGATGCTGGCGAGGTCCACACCTACGGAAAGCTAAATCGCCCATCTAAGGCAATGATGGAGTTCCTAACCGAGCTTTCGTCTTTTGTCAACGAGACTATTGGCGCATACCGAGCTGGTTCTATGGCCGATCGTCCTCAGCTCATGGCTTTCGAGGACAACCCTAGACCTCAGATGAAGCGTTTTGATCCACCGGCATTCATCGGACCTGCTTTCGATGGACTACGTGACGTTGACAACTACCAAGACTTAGTGGACTTCCTGTACTCAAAGGATATCTATGTCTTTGACTTCGAGACCACCGGTCTATTCGAGCCGATTGACCCAGAAATTAAAAACGATCCTATTCAGATGGCTATCGTTAAAATTTCTAACGGAAAAATTGACAGCCAGATGTCTACCTACATCAACCCTGAATCGAAGGTCAGCTCTTGGGTTTTGACTAACGTTGGAGACGGCCAGGGCGGACGTGTAAATAGCGCGTTCTTAAGACAGCAGCCTAGCAAAAAAGAAGCTATGCAGATGTTCCTAGACAGCATCCCTGAGGGTTCTATCATCGCGGGTCACAACGGATTCGTATTTGATATTGAAGTTCTTAACCGTACTTTACGCGAAGCTGGACTCCCTGAGTTTAACTACGGTGGTTTTATTGACACCCTAGGTCTAGCTCGGTACCTAATGCCTAGATGGAGTCAAGAGACTCCTGACGCTCCGTTTATCATTAACGACTACGGAACTCAAAAGCCTGCTCACACCCTAGAGGCTCTTGTAAACTACTTCGGCCTATCGAACAACGGACGTCACGAAGCTGACTCTGATACTGTTTCGACCTACGAAGTACTCAAGAACATGCTGCAGCGCGGTCTAGATGGGAAGGCTGTAGGCGGTCCTGAATTTAACTATGCGGCATCTACTAATGGCTGGAACCAAGAAGAGTACGACTTCCACGCCGAAGAGTACGAAGCACGCATGGCCGAGTATTTGTCTAAGCGTGCTATCGATTTGTTCACCACTCAAGAGTCCGGTGACGGAGAAGCCGAGGCTCAGGCGCTACTTGACAACGCTGTTGACATCCTTAACGGTATTGCTGAGAGCCAAGCTCAAGACCGCAGTAAGCCTCAATTTATGGCTTTCCAAGAGTCTGAACCTAAGAAGCCTACCGAAGAAGAGCAGGCTGCTGTACTAGAGGAAATTGACAAGGTTGAACTAGACGAGGGCCTTTTCAAGCCTAAGCCTACCCCCGAAGGAAAAAGAATTCTTCAAGGTGCAAAGGCTGGATTTAACTTAGTTATTCAGGCATTCGCAGGTTCAGGTAAAACTACAGTTCTGGAATCTATCGCTCGAATGATGAAAAAGTTCTTCCCAGAGAAGCACGGTCTATACGCGGTATACAACCGCCAAAACCGACTTGAAGCTGAGACTAGGATGCCAGGAAACGTAGAGTCTCGCACCTTCGACTCTCTGTCATTCATGGCTGATGTTAACAAGGATATGAAGACGAAGTATCTGACGTATAAGAACGCTAAAAACCAGAGTGGAGAAAACGCTCCTATAACTCGCAACAACACTAGAGATATTGCAGAGATGTTTGGATTTAAAGACATCGTGCTGTCTAACGGCATCAAACTTCCGGCACGAGTTGCTGCTGGACTTACAATGGCCGCTGTAAATGCATGGGTATTGACTGCCGACCCAGAGGTATCAAAAGAGCACTTCTTCCACGAACTAAGCAAGTCTCCGTTTGATTACAAGCAGTTCCAGGACCCTAAGGTTATAGCTAGGGGTGAATTGGATGAGACCATATTCCCTGAGCAGCTAATTAAGAAAGCCAGAATGATTTGGAAGCACATCCAGACTCCTTACGACCCAAGCACAGTGCAGATGATTCCTGACTTCGACTACATGTTTAAGAACTGGCAGCTCACTAACCCTAACCTAGCTGAGTATGACCCTAGAACTGGCAAGAGCATAAACGGTCTTAATAAAGTTCCTCAGTTCATCATGGTTGACGAGGCTCAGGACATGAACCCAGTTGCCTACGACATATTCAAGAAGCAGCAGACTCTGCACAACAATGGTATTCAAACCATAGTTGTGGGTGACAAGTACCAGCAGATTAACGCTTTCCGCGGTACTGTAGACGCCATTGATCTTATTGGTAGAGATGTTACACTGCCTCTATCTAAGAGCTTCCGATTCGGTGAAAAGATAGCGAAGCTAGCCAACAAGGTTCTAAAGTTCCTAGGCGAGACAGACATCAAGGGCAACGATGACATTGATACCGACATTGTAGACAATGATATCTACAATATCGATTACATCAAAGACAAAATCGATGCCGTGCTTACTCGAACCAACTATGGCGTACTTCAGGTCGCTAGCCACATGGCCAGCACTCAGCCGTGGGTTAGGGTAGCCACTACCAAGGAATTCAAAGAGAAGTACTCGTCAATTGTTGACACCGTCAGATGGTTGATGCGCGAGTCTGCTAATTCCAGACGCCCAGAAGACCCTCCATTCAAATACAACAGAAAGCCGAATAACTTCTACACTCCACTAGTTGGACTTAGAACTTGGGAAGACCTAATCGATAGGAAACAGAATAGCAACGATGCTGAAGTAAATGCTATTTTCAATATCGTTAGCAAAATCCAGCGCGACTTTGAAAAAAGAAGCGTAATCGATGCGATTGACCAGCTTGAAGAGATTGTAGCAAACCTTAGAGTTAAGACGAAGGGATTCTCTCTTCCTGAAAAGCTTAAGGGCCAGAAGTATCTTCCCAAAGAAGGAAAGCTAGGCAATGGCATCAAGTACAAAGTAGACGGTGACATGCTAAAGGTAATGGATACCGGAGAGAGATTCTATTCTACAGACGAGCAGGAACGCTCTGGAACCTACAACAACCGTCTAACTCTACGTAATGCGGGCTTTGAGTCACGTTACAGGGAGATAGCCGGGCAGGTAGATAAGAATGGTAAGCCTAAGATGGAGTACTGGTATGAAAAGCCTATTGAAGGTGCTGACAAGGTTGCTGGAGGAAGCGATCTAGTCGAGCAGCTTACTGCGGCTCTCAGTGGTTCCGACGCCAATCTAATTGCTACCAACACTCACGGCGCTAAGGGTCTGGAATACGACAGAGTCGTAATCTGGGACGACTTCTTTAACCCTGACAGCGAGAAGGAGCCAGAGGAAGGCCAGCCAGCTCCAGAATTCCCTAAGTGGCAGGACCCTGAAGAACTACGTATTGCATATGTAGCTCTTACCCGTGCTATTAAAGTTCTATACCCTGGATCACTTGCATTCTTTGTTGACGGAAACTTTGAGAAGACTGGTAAAGAAAAGAAGGCTCCTACTAACAAGCCGGACACCGTTACTATTTCTAACTCTGCAGTATCACCAGAGCTTACTAAGGAACGCGCCGAAATCTCTGCGAAGATTGCCGAGATAGAGACAAGTGGAGAGGCTAACAAGTTCGTCAAAGAAATAGCGGCCCTTGAAAAAGAGCTAGCCAAGGTAGACAAGAAAATTGCTGACGAAAGAAAAGCCAACAGCAAGAAGCCTCAGTTAATGAGCTTTGCCGGAGAGCCTGGAGAGTTCAACTACCCAGCGTACAACGAGCAAATGATTGCCAACATTGAGAAGTCTATTGACGAAGCTAAGAGAGAACTCTCTCGGAAGCCGGCTGATAGAGAAGTTGCCTACCTCCCCGATGAGGAGTTGGAGAGACAGATTTCTTCACTAGAGCAGCAAATTGCTGATATCCAAGCTGACCCGGATTACTTTAAAAAGATAGACCAGAGTAATCTCGCTACAGCTAAAGAAGCACTTCAGCAGTTGCTCAGCGGAAACCTAGACCCTAAACTTCTAACCTACGCTGAGAGATGGGCGCTACGCTCTCCGACCGGTTCTCTTGGTGGTTCAGCAGGTAAGAATAGAAGCATGATTCTAGGGCTACGAGCCAAGATTGAAGAACTGTCTCTACGCTTAGGCGAGTCAGATGGCACTCAGACCGAAAACCTTATGCTTATGGCATTCGATGCGGCCGACAACATTGATGACAACCAGGCAGTAACTCCTAAGCCAGGCGAGCTAGGCTCGGACGAAAACCCTATCAAGGTTGACTTGACTGAAGAAATCAAGAGCGTCAACAAGAGCAACCAGGAAGTTGTTAGCACGGTTGTTGCCAGCATTCTCGAGGCCATGGAGAAGGGAATTATTCCTTGGAAGAAGCCTTGGACCGGAGAAGGAGGCTTCTTGCCTACTTCGGGTGCTACCGGACGCGTCTACCGAGGATTGAACCTGCTAGCTCTTATGGCAGTCGGTATGAACCGCGAGTACCAGGGGACCAGGTGGTACACCAAGAACGCCATCAGCAAGCTTGGCGGTTACGTCAACAAGCGTGAAGATGGTAAGGACCCTGGCGTAATTATTACTTTCGTGTCGACCAAGAAGTACGACAAGGAAGAGCAAGTACAGGTTCCGGACCCAGACAACCCTGACAAGACTAAGACAGAGACCAGAACGGTCACTAAGAAGTTTGCCAAGATGGGCCTAGACATCGTTTACAACGAAGACGAAATCCAAGGCATAGAGCTTCCTCAGCTTGTTCGCAAGGACCCGCCTGCAATCTCTGAGGTTGAAGGCATTGTTCTTGATAGCTACACCGACAAGCCTGCAATCGAGTACATCCCTCAGGACAGTGCTTACTGGAGCCCTACAGAGGACGTCATTAGACTGCCTCTAAGAAACCAGTTCGGCAGCACTGAAGAGCACCTAGACACGTTGTTCCACGAGCTCACCCACAGCACCGGACACCAGAACCGTCTAGACCGCAAGGACTTACTAGCCAACTACGGCACCCACAAGGATGTCCGTGCTCGTGAGGAGCTTATCGCTGAGATTGGCTCTGCAATTCTTGCTCAGATGATGAACGTCAACACCTCAATTGAGAACGTTGCTGCTTATGTTCAGTCATGGGCTGAGTGGCTAAAGGGCGACCCTAACGCTCTTCACGAGGCTGCATCGCTAGCTAGCAAGGCTGTAGAGCACATTCTTGGTGGATACTGGGCATCTGTCGATGGCATGGTTGACCTGAACGAAGAAACCGAAGCTAAGACCGTAGAAGCTATTGAAATGCCTCAGGGCGAGATTACTGGCGAAGACGGAACTTCTGGCGGACTTGGCAAGGGCGTTAACTATCGCATCGAAGGTGAGAGCGTAATCCTTATGGGTAACACCGCAGCCAACAAAGAAATTATCAAGGGTACGGGAATTGTACCGGAAGGTAAGAAGCGTCCATTTAGTTTCATCTTCCACGGAAGGAACAAGTACTGGTTCGTAACCCTAAGCGGTGAGACCGGCCTTGGAGACAGAATGAGAATTCTATCCGAGCTAAAGAAAAATCTAGATGGAGATGCGACCATAACTCCTGCATAAAACAAAAAAGTGAGGCCCCCGAAAGGGGGCTTTACTTTTATCAAATTTAACATTCCTTGCTATACTATAAAGGATTACTTTTGACAGGAGACGCTATGGACCGCTACAACCCTGATAACTTCGACCCAGAAACCGACCCAGAGTATTGGTTGGGAATTGCCTCTCCTAATGCAGACGACGCAGAGGATTATGATTTAGAACTAGACAAGTCAGAAATCGCCCAGTAAGCTGTATCTGCTTACACAAAGGATACCTATGCAAATAATTATTGACGGCCCGGACGGGTCTAAAGTAGTCGATGTTGTCTTTTCTGAGATTTCTGAGGCAGAGCTGCGTATATACGCAAAAATGAACATAGCTCAGGCTAGGGAAGAACTAAAGAATCGTATTGGGTTTGACCCGTACAAGGCCGTAGAAGACTACACCCCTGCTGATGTAAAATTCTACACCAGATGGAAGAAAAATCAGACTTCGGCAAATCGGGATAAAATTATAGTTGAATCTAGTGACGAAGGGTCGAACGAATAATGGCTGAAAGCAAGGTAATTAGTGTTCGCCTTACCAGCGGTGTTTCGGCTCAGAATGTCGAAATTGACCTAAAAACTGCTACTGACTCTGACCTAAAGTTTCTGTGGGAAGTTATTAAAAACGAAGATGCCAGAGAAGAGCTTAAGTTGCGCACCGGCATGGACCCAGCAAAAAACCTATTCAACCAGACTAGGGAAGATTTAGACTATTTTTTGGAGTGGACAAAAAACAACCCAGAAAAGTACCAGGAACTCTACGGCTCACAGGAGATTAAGTAGTGTCTGACCTATTCTTTACAGCCCCTGACGACGACAGCCTGCAGCCTATTACTGCAGGTCTAGCTGGTCGCCTCTGGGGTTGGTGGAAGAACTACACCTCGGCGGAGCGTCGCGCTAACGCTGCGGAACAGCTACGTGACCGCTTTGGTCGATTTGCTGAGATGGGCCGTGGCCACAAGTTTAAGTTTAGGGATAAAGGAGGGGCAACTCAAAACGGTACTGGTATTTACATCGGCCCTGCCTCTCGCCCTGGCTATGGCCGGTTCTACGTAAAAGACGACCCGATTCTAGGCACTGGAATTGTTGAAGTATCTAACAAGAACTTCCGTGAGATTCTTACCTCGCTTAGCGAAGACTATCTGCGTAGCCGTGGCATCAAGCTTGGCGAAGACACTCGAGGAAACATTGTTGGTGCTCGCAAAGACACCGATATTCCTAACATTGACGACCTAAACATTCAGCCAGCGACCGATGAAGATATTGCAGCAGCTACTTCCAAGGTCGAAGACATGCCTGACCTTGAAGAGGTCATCAAGACTGCAGAGTCTGGTTCTATTAAATACGGCGATCTAAAAGCCGGTGTAATCGTCCGAGACGAGAATGGTAACCGCCTAGGTATTGTTACTCAGGTTGACTTTGTCAATGGCAAAGTGCGTCCAATAATTCGCTGGCAGGACGGAGAGCGTACTCCAGGAACTGAAAGCGACCCTGAAGACCTATTGACAGTCTGGGTGCCAGCCGAGGACGCAGATAGCGCAGAAGGCAATAAAGAAAAGGCTTCGGTCAAAGCTCGCCTACAGCTCATGGCATTCAAAGACGGCGGAAAAGTCACCGCTAAGGACCTAAAGAAGGGCGACTCGGTTGTAATTGACGGAAAGACCCTGGTCGTTGCATCTAAGAAAGCCAGTAAAAATGCCCCTGGCTCATTCAAAATAGATTTTGCTGACGAAAATGGCGACATTCTTGTCTCTGATGGCTATGACTCAACGGACAAGTTTGATCTTCCTAAGCAGGAAAAAGAAAAGAAAGCCACAGTAGACGCTAAAAAACCTGCCAGAACTACCATAAAAACTTTCATACCAGACTTAAAGCGTGGGGATGTAATTTTAGTTGGCGAGGGACCTTCTCAGCAAGAAGCGTACTTTGTAGGATTTACTGAGAATAAAAATGCAGATGTACTAAAGATTACCTACGACGCCACCATAGAGCTGGCTAAAACTGGACAGGTACTTACTCTGAAAGGAATCCCTAGGCAGACCCCTGTACTCCACCGAATTGACGAAAAAGGCAAGAAGGTTAATAGAAAAGCTGACATGAAGTCAGCGGCACCCGCCAAGACCGAAGAAGCCAAACCAACACCTACCGCAGATCAGCCATCTGCCGACGAGAACGCTCCGACGCAAAGGCAGATTGACAGCATCAATCGCAGAATTAACGAGGGTCGCTACCCAGGGATTGTATCTGAGGCAAGAGCTAAAGAAATAAATGATTTGATACCTACCCTAACCAAGGGAACCGTTGGCAAGGTTATCAAAGAACTTAATGACGCCGAGCTCAACTGGAGAATGGACAACGGCTGGTCTGTCGATGAGCTTATCGGTAAGTACTACACCAATAAAGATGGAACTGTAGTTCTTCCATCTAAGGAGCTGTCTCAGAAATACCGCTCGTACAAGCCAACTAAAGACGAGAACGGCGAGCCGATACCTGGCGTAGAACAGCCAGCCGCGGGCGACCAGCCAGCGACCACAGAAGAGCGGCCAGCTCAGCCATTGCCGGAAAGCGGAGAAATCGGCGCTTCTGGATACCTAACTAACAAGCTTAAGTACGAAATCGATCAAAATGGTAACATCAGACTTTTTGACGACTTCTCAGTCAAAACTAATGATGGAACATTTGTCCACAAAGATTTGTTTACGACAGTTGCGTATAGCAAGGATGCTAAGGGAACTGCTAAGCGTAGCCAAGAAAAAAAGCCTGACGGCAAATTCAGTCACTGGCAGATAACTATAGACATCCCTAGAAATCACAGGGACACATTCACGCCGGAAGAATTCCGTAAGGAAATTCTTCAGCGTATCTATAACAGAATTCACGGCATCGAGGACCCGAACGATACCAGCGATATTAACGTCACTATTCCGGATGGACCTGTATCAGATGATGCAACCCAAGACATTTCTGGAATGCCGGGGGACAGCGGAAGTCTTGGAAATGGCGTTGGCTACTCGATTGATAAGCGCGGCAATGTAGTTATCCATGGAGATATCGATCAGGGTACTCCAAATGGCGATGCCGTAGACCGAATTGTATTTGGCAATCACGAGGGGTACACTCTCGTTGCTCAGGTGGACGATGTAACCGGCGCACTAGTAATTAATCTAGACTCCGAAAACAAAAGCATTCCTATCTCCCAGCACGCCAAGACTCTTCTTAACGCCCTTAAAGAGTCTCTTTCAGCCTCGGAGCCAGAGCCAGAGCCAGAGCCAGAACCAGAGCCGGAGCAAGAAACTGAAGTATCAACGTCTGAGCCTAGACGCTTAGCCAACGGCGAACTAGCTGACCCCACCCGCGGCGAAAGAACAGGGGAAGCGGGCAACGGACAGCTTGGCCCTGACTCTATGCAAGTCGAGTTTTCTCGTTTTCAGGATAGAACGCTAGGAATTTTTGTAAAAAGAGGTGACGACTTACCGCAACCAGAGTTTGACCCAAATAATCTTCAGCAAGCCACGGATTGGGTGAAGTACCAAGATCTAGTTATTAGGCAAGCAATTAGAAAAGCTATATCTTTAGCCTTATCTCTCAGCAAAGAAGATACTCCATCATTTGTATTAGGCAAAGCTGGGCATCAGTTAGAAATGAACGCCGACCTAACTCCATCAGAGTGGAAGTCGTTGCTTGACAATATTTCTGATGCAATTGCCGATGCAGTTGATAATATGCCTGCAGAAATTCAAAAGTGGGTAAACCGAGACAATGAAAAGAAAGCCGCTGAAGAAGCTGCAAAAAAGAAAAAAGATGATGCTGATGCAGCAGAGAAAGCCTCGTGGGAAGAGCTACACGGTAGCGTACTAAGTCCGTCTCAGAGGAGCGGCTTCCTAGGCCAGCTGAAGGATGCCGTAGCTAATGGCATCATTACTAAAGAGCGCGAGACTGAAATTAAGAATCAGATGCGCGACGGCAAGTTTGGCACAAAGGACCTAGAGCTAGTCCAAGCCGAACTAAGCGGTGAAAAACCAGCTGAAGAGTCAGAAGCAGAGGCAGAAGAAGATAAGCCGGAGTCTTCAACCGAGCTAATTCTTGAAGACGGTAAATCGGTACCAAATGCACTTGATTTAGTGATTAAATCTCTACCAAAAGATGTTCAAGAGAAATTTAATAGGCTATTTAGTAGGATTACAACCGACAAATATTACTCTATCAGTGAAGACAAAATAGAGTCCGACCTGAGAATATATTTTGATTTTATAGATACCGTTGTGTCTAAAGCTATGAATCTTTTAGTAGAAAGATATGAGCGACAGTCCTCCGAGGGTAATGCAGATGCCGAAGACATACTAAATTCTAGCGCCGACGCTCTTATTGCATATATTAATGATAGATATTACTGGTCTCAAGTCTATAACAGAATAGTTCTAGATACAGTTGGAGAAGACCGACTACTCGATTATGTAGATAACTACAAAGAAAGACTTATCGAAACCGTAAATAGTCAAAGACAAGACCAGCTTAAGTCCCGGCGGGAAAAACTTGCGGCCTGGAAAGAAAAGCACGGCGAGCCTCTAAATGAATCTCAAAAAGATAAGCTTGTAGATTCAGTTATAGATGCTTATGTAGAAGATTACATCACTGAAGAGCGTAAAGAAGAGCTTATTGCTCAGATAAAAGGAAAGGACTTTGGAACAAAAGATATTGACAAGTTCTTGGCCGATCTTGAAAAAGAAAAAGCTGCATCAGAGGATACTTCTGGAGAGCCCGAGGCAGAGGAAGACCAGCCTACCGAAGAGCCGGCCGCAGAGCCTGAGCCGGAAGCCGACCAGCCAGCCGCTACCCCTACTCCAAAGCCATTCATCCCCGCTACTACTAACGTAGGTGCTATAAGAGATTTGATTGACGCTGCGTCTGATGCGGACAAACCCAAGTGGGATAAAAATGTAGTATTGCCCGCAGTGGTTGGAAAATCTGCAGGTGGCGCTGTACGTGTCGACGACTCCATGTTTCGTCCGGCTACTGGTAAGACAATAGCTGATATACGTATAGAAATTTTCGATGCTTTTGGTAATGATGCCGGATTTGTTACTGCTATTGGTAAGTGGGAGGCTACCGATGACGAGGTGGATCTATTTGTTAGCCAAGCTAAAGACATTTTAGCTGAAGCAATCGCTGAAGCTAATAAAGTATTTAATGATCTTCAGTCTAAGAGTGACACTGTACTCGAGGCATCGGACGATCTACTTACTATAGTAGTGAATAGAGTGCGCCAAGCTCTTAGCGACAGAGGAATAATTGAAGCTGAAGGCATCGACAACCTGCCTAAAACTCAAGAAGAACTGGACAGTATTAGGTCCCCGGAGCCCGAAGCAAAACCTGCCGTAGACGAAGCTAAGCAACGCGAGATTGAAGAACTTAAGACCGCTGGTCCTCACGAACTAAAGCACTTTGAGGAAATCGTTCCTGGCACATTTGTTGAGGTTAAAGAAGACGGCAAACCTTCTGTATGGAAAAAGGTAAAGTCTGTAAGCAAAATAAAATATCGGGAGGAAGGCAAGGATTACATCTCTTACGTAGATGTGGTCTACGAAGACGACACTGATCAGCGTATTGTCGAGTCTTTCTCTATGCCTATGGTCAGTCAGGTTAACCCACTCACCGGCGAGTTCGAGGAGCAGGATGAAGACGAGGAGAGAGAACTCACTCCAGACCGTGAGCTAGAGACCGTTCAGGGTAGCGAAATTGTAGTCGGTGACCTAGTCTGGGACAGAATTCGTGGCTTTGCTAGAGTAATGAGCAAGCCTAAGCCGGACGATAAAGACCCTAACGTTCTGCTCATTGAGATAACTCGACCTGGAGACACTACACCTAGACGTCTCCGCGTTCGCAGGACATCAAAACTTAGCATCGCTAAGCGAGATGGGTCTACTGCACCAAGCACTCCAGCTCCAGGTGGCGAGCCATCTAGACCGACTCCTACTCCAGAACCTAGACCCACCCCGGCTCCAAGACCAGAGCCAAGAAAGCCTGGCAAGCAAGAGACTCGGGTACGAACTACCCGCGTATACTTTATGAATCCTAGTAAGAGAAACTCACCTAAGCTCTTCACTATGGCTGCTTGGAACACCCAGGCGGAGAAGGATCGAATACTTGGCGAGCTTAGAAAAATGGAAGACAGGCGTAGGGCTGACTACGACGCTAGAGTAGAGAGTGGCGAAGATGTTGAACCGTACAGACCGTTATTCCTATTCCAAGATGGTTTTGATTTTTCTTCGGAAGTTGCAACTAAGAAAGAGCTACAGAGTGTAGCTAGGAGACTATCTATACCTGGCCTGCTGTCTCCAGAAGAAATTAAAAAGATTGCTGGCGATTTGCCTAGCATGAACAAAGCAAAAGTCTTTGATCTTATAAGCAAGTTAGATAATCTAGAACTTGACTGGAGAATTGCAAATGGGTATCCGGTATCTGACTTATTAGCAAAACGTGCGCCTAGGGGCTACGACATGTCCAAGTTGGATGGATATGTCCCTACAAAGAGTCTTTCTGACTTACCTCCAGTACATGTACAAGAAGTCAATCCTAAGCCAGCTGCTATGTCATTCTTGTCCGATAAAAATATTGGCACACCGCTCGGCATGGTTCTAAACCCAACCACTATGGACGTCGGCCGCGACCGTCAGCCTACTCCGGGCGCGTTCACGGGGTCTCTACTTGACGCTGTCCAAGGCAAGAACTGGGCCGAGGTTCTAGACTTCATTAAGAACCTAGACACTCCTATTTACTACTTCGACACCGAGACCACTGGTATCAGCGATTACGACGGAGACAACCAGCCGAACAACGCCGTTCAGGTCGGTATCGTTAAGGTAGAAAAGGGCGAGGTTACTGGCAGATTTAATATCTACCTCAACCCTGAAGCTCCTTTAGGAGAATGGTCAGCAGCTAATCTCAAGAGGGATGTGGTGTCTCCTACAGGAGAGGTTATTGGTGACGACCTAGTCACTGACGAATGGCTGTCAAAGCAGATGAGCACCGAAGAAGCCGTACGTCAAATGATTGAGTTCATGGGCAACAACCCTCTTATTGGTGGGCAGAACGTACCGTTTGACCTTGAAGTTCTCCAGAGAATGCTTGACAAAGCCGGTGTAACTGATTTCAGCGTAGCTGGAACTGTGGACTCTAAGGACCTTATCGATGCCATCATCCCTAAGTATGACCCTGAGAATGGCGTAGACGGGCCTAAAAAAGAGACCGAGAAGGGCTCCGGCAATTTTGTATCCACAACTAGCCTTGGGTATGTAGCTAAGTTCCTAGGATTTGACACTACTAGATGGCACAGTGCGGATGCAGATGCTGAGGACGCATTCCGCCTTGTCATGCGCTCACTTGAAATGGCTAGCCAAAAACCTAACGAAAAATTAGAAGCACTGGACAAGGATGCTCTAGCAAAACGTTACTCGGAGAGAATGAATAAATTCCTATCAGGAATTAGCCCCAATGGGCCGGCTACCGACAAGCAAAATGGTACCGACAAGTATGGCTTTAGAAAGTATTTAGAGAAGTCTGGATTTGACACCGACGAGCAAGAAAGAATTCTTGCACCTATTAAGGGTATGACTAGGGCTCAGGCAGCGGAGTATATTTCTGAATTTATCAAAGCCAACGATAAGCGTGGTGGAAATACTCCTTCAACAAAGCTAAGCCTACAAAGATTTATTGATGATGCAGGTTCTACCATTTCTGACAGCGTGCTAAGCGGAATGCGCGGGGTAGATGTATCAGAAGTTACCGGGTCAAAAAAGAAGAGGCTAATTAAGTCTGTTCTCAACAATAAAAAAGCATCTATTGATGTCAACTATGCTAGAAATAAATTCCTAGCTTCAGCTTTAGGTGGACCCGATAAATTAAGTGAGATATATCAGAACCCTACTGAAGAGAATTTAGCTAAGCTCGAGGAAGCAGAAGCTCTTTTTGAAGCTAAGATGCAAGACCGATCATCTCTAGAAAACATGGTTGCCCTAAAGGTAGGTAAAAATAGCTACATTACTTACAATAAAGCCGATGGCGTGGAAATAACTCCTACTCACTTAGAGAAGCTCGCTAAGATGATTACAAAGGCGCGAGAAATTGCACCTGTCGGTAATAGAAAACTAACAGTATCTCTAATTACCAACGAAGAGATGGCCTTGCTGTACCAAGATATGCCAGAATTCATGGGCACATCTGCATTTTTCACCTTTACTGGCGGCAACTTAAACATCGCTCTGAGAAAAGAATCTTTCTACGAGAATAGATTTGACCCTAGATTTACTGAAGGCCCCGGCGGTCGTCGTCGACTACACAACTCTGGAAACATCCCAGAGTCGGTACTAACTTTCCTACATGAGTATGGCCACGCCTATCACCGAGCAATATTCGGTTCCACCCTGAGAAATAACGAAGTATTTGAGTTAGCAAAAGATTTCAAAGAGAGATTTGAAAATACCTACATATCCTCATACGGTGAAGGTGACCACTCAGAAAAATTTGCAGAGCTATTCTTTGACTTCTTGTACTCGAGGATGGCTAATCAGGCCCCGGCAAACCAAGAATTTACCGACTACATGGACGCACTTATATCCGACATGAATGTCAAGCCCGTCAACGTATTTGATCTTGTGGTCGAGCACATTGTCGAAAAGAAGAACCGCTCTAAGCCGATGTTAATGCGTATGCCTAGTGCTTCCGTGGGAGGCGTCCCCGTTGACGGCCTAGTAGAGATTACGGGAGAGAACCTCAGGGAGCTGGAACGTTCCATGGAGGGCTACTCTAAGGGCAACTGGCTAGCCGGTACAGACTCCGAGTCTGGTCTTGTACCGTCTCTAGTAGATGCTAACGGAAACTTTAATGAAACTTACTTCAGAAAAAACTACCTTGAGAATATGTACTCTCCAGCAGAACTCTCTCGGATGTCGCAAGAGGATATTGACGCACTAAGACTAGGTTTTATCGCTAAGGTTAAGCAAGCTTCTAGCGACCAGTCTACATACCGCGTATTCCAGATAGACGGAACTAACCAATTCATCAGGGTAAAAGATGCAATAGCTACCCCTGAAATGCTGTCAGACATAGTCGCAAATGCTAGGGTTCTAGGTGCGCTTAACAATCTAGGCAACGTTCCGACTTACTACACTGTATTCCCTAACGGAAGTTTCACTTACGAGACGTTAATTGATAATGAAGATGTCGGTGGGATTGCCGCGACAGCTGGAGAGCACGGCGTATTCTTTGGATTAAGCACCGCTGGCTATGGCAACAAAAATGCTCAGGTAGGGGGGACGAATGCCGTAATGGGTGGACCTGACGCTAAAGACAGGTTCTCTAGGACTCAAATTCACGAATACGGCCATGGAATTGGCTCACTGTATATGGGCGATGAGTCCATGCCTCTCTACCGGGAGTTTGAAGAGAAATTTGGCGATAAGCCAATGTCTAACTACGGCGCAACCAGTGTCCGAGAAAACTTTGCAGAATACTTCTACGCCATGTACATGTGGGTTACCGAAAAAGGTGTCATCCCTCCGTACCTAAGAGATTTTGTCGACTTCTATAACGAAAAAATTGCTGGAAAGAACCCAATTGGCGTTCGCCCGCGCGAAGTTATAAGCATGGCTTCTTCAGAATCCAGCAAACCTAACTTCCCTGAGCCTGCAGAAGAACCTGAACTTATAGTAGAGTTCAACAGACGCCGCTCATTCTATGAAAACGGCCTGACACCGGTAGGCACCAACCTAGGTGAAGACGACTCGGCATTTATTAGAAGCATCTATTCAAGCACCTTAAATGCTGAAAAAGACTACCTATCTACTAGGAATAACCCTAATTCATCCGAAGGCACAAAAGAGCTCGCAAAAACTAAGTTCATGGCTCACGTGGGTGCTCTAAAGAGTGCATACGATGGTCTCGTATTCGGCAAAGCAGATAAATACAACCTAGCTAAACATTTCCAAGACCCTAAGTTCCAGTTCATGAACTTCTCGGATGAGTGGAAAGACGACGAGCAGGGCTACCCTGTAATCTGGGACGGCTACTACGACATGCCTAGGACATACGCCGATCCAGTAGATAAAGACATCTTTACTGCTGAAGAAAAGTCTGCCCTCAAGAACTACGGCTATAGCGGGTGGCGATGGATTTCTAACCTACTCGAGGGCAAAGAAATGTCTCGCACGGTTGCTGACATGACAGAGTCGATGCTCCGTGGTCTGACTGCTGCATTTGCCAAGCCTGAAGCCAAGCTAGACAGAAACATGTATCTCTACCACGGTTCTACTGGAAACCCGGGAGATGCTCAGCACGATGCACTAATCGATGCTCAGCCTGGCGATGAGATTACACTGCCGTCATTCAGTTCTACCAGTATGTCTCCAGTAGTGGCTTACGACGACTTTGGTCCTGGCTCGGCCAGCCTCCTATCTAACGAAGAAGGATTCTTCTTAATCATCCGTGCCCCTAAAGGCTCAAATGCAATTGTCATGCCTCAGGGTCTGACATACAAAGACGGTGAGCGCGAGGTGCTTCTCAACGCTGGAGCTAAGCTTCGAGTCCTAGAAGTTAGCCGTTCCCCTAGACTTGACTCGGAAGGCTATGAGATTCCTAACGCGTTCAGCACTTACATTGAAGCTGACTTAGTCTCTACAGAGTCAATCCCTGACAGAGAATTTGAAACTCCTGCCGGAATTACTAGAGCTGCTAATTTCGAGCAAGACCTGGATTACCTAACCGCTTCCTACGCGGATTCGTTCAATAATGGGCTAGACATCTCCACTGACCCTGATGGCGGCTTAGGCTCATCTAACTCGGTCGTTGGCTACGTAAAACCATCCGCCCTAGCAGGAATGCCTGGCAACACAGACCTCGACAAAGACAAAATCGAAAAGATGGTCAGGTCTATGGGACTTGGCGCACTCCCAGCAACTCCGATAATTATTTCGTACAATCCTGCAAATAAGACTGCATTTGTGCTAGACGGAAATCACCGTATAGCCGCCGCTATAGAGGCAAACGTTCCGTTCCTACCTACAATGGTAGTTACTAACTACGTAGCTAGCTCAAACTCTAAAAAGCTTGATAAGGGCTGGGCAATAGCTCCATTTGGATTTGACACCGAGGAAGCAAATGCAGAGCGTTGGCCAGACTCATTCCACCCGTACTTTATTTTCAACAATGAAGACATGCTTACTCCGGCCACTGGCCAGGGCAAGCCCATGTTCATGCAATTTGAGCCTCGTGTTTGGTCATCAAAAGTTGAGCCTAAGAGTGTGCCTGAACGTTTTAGGCCGGAAGAGAGTTCTTCTGAGGAGACTTCTCAGTACGACCTAGAGCAGCTACACCCGGGTGCTTATGTTATGAACAAGAAGACCGGTAAAATTGGCGTGGTCTACGGAGAGATGGTCAATCCTGGTGAAGGTACCTCATCCGGCCTAATTGTTAAATACCTAGACGGCTCAGAGGACTCGTACGATACCGGATTCTTTGTTGATGACGAATTCGATGAGAAGGGTGTTAGAAGAGTGCAGTCAGGTCTACCTAGCGTAGCTGGCTACAGCGATATTCGATACTACACTCTTAAAATCACTAACCCTGCGGACATTGAAAACGTGACCGAAAGCTTCATAACTCCAGGTACCGACGGAATCTTGGTGGGCGACACGATGTTTGGCGTTATTAAGGGCACAGACAAGCGCGGTAAGATTGTAGGATTCCCTGCCAAGGGCGCTCTAACTATTGCAATCGCTGATGAAAACGGAGATTTCTCATTCGAGAATATCCCTCTGTCTGACTTCCTACCTATCCAAAAGCAGAGATACTCGGTTGTGCCCGGAGAGCTAGCCTTCCACAGCGATGACATGATGCCTACTAAGGATGACTTAGATTTAATTTTCATAAAGGCTACTAACCTATACAACTGGGGATACCTACCAGAGCCAGTGTACAAAGCTGTCCTCGAGTCCGTCAGGGGCAAGTTCCTAACCAAGTCTGGAACTAAAGACTTAGCAGAATACTTAATTAAGTTTGACAGCCTACGAGCTAAAAAAATTGACGGCAAAAAAGCTGACAAAATGGCCGCCCCTAGAAAAAGATCGGACGCTCCTATACAGGAAGCTCCTGTCACCCAGCAGCGACCTGTCCCTGAAAACGTCGGCAACATGACCGTAGACCAGTTCTTGGACTACCTACGAGACCAGCCAAAAACCACTCCAATGTTTATGAAGTACGAGAATGGGGAGGAGAACACTTCTCCTTCTATAGAGACTCAGGTTACTGTAAACCCTCCAACTACTGCCGACCTAAGAACAGTTCAGGACATTCTTCAAGAGTCAGGTGTGGTTTCAGACCAGCGTGCTAGAGAACTCTGGAGTGTGCTTCCGCTCATAGACGCTAACTTAGTCGAGGCCGTAAAGAAAGATCTTCTAGGGGCACTTCTAGATAAGAGAATTGCCAACGGCGAGCCTGTGTCAGGCATAGACATTCCAGAAGGATTTGATAAGTCTAAGTTAGAGAACTATGTACCTAAGAATAACTTAGACGGCTCGCCTATCCAAATTCCTGCAGTTAAAAATAAAGAACAGCGGGCGACTGTAGAAGGCGACCTGTCTGCGGAGCAACAGTGGCTATACAACCACCTAGAAAGCACTAAGAGCCCTGTATTTATTACCGGTAAAGCCGGTACCGGTAAATCATTCTTGCTTAAATTCTTCCGTGACTTTACTGAAAAAATTATTGCTGTAGTGTCATTCACTGGAACTGCAGCCGAAAATGTTGGCGGCACGACCATCCACTCTCTGTTTGGACTTAAGCCTGGTATTGTGTACGGCGAGACTCCTGCAAGCCAGCTAATTATTGGAAATGCGAAAAAGAAGGCTAAAATTAGGGCTGCCCTAGCGGCTCTAGACACCCTAGTTGTAGACGAAATATCCATGGTTTCAGCGGACCTACTAGACGCTATGGACAGAATTTTGAGGAATGTAAAAGGCAAGCCATTCGTACCATTCGGTGGTGTGCAGTTTGTTGGTTTTGGTGACGTATACCAGCTGTCTCCATTCGTAGGTAAGCGCGACGTTCAGCTCAAGGACTACATGGAGAAGAACTACAGGAGCATGTTCTTCTTTGACGCCAGAGCTTGGGTTGACCAGCCTCTAGAAGTCTATGAACTTAGCGAAGTGTTCCGTCAATCAGACCCTGAATTTAAGAAGGTCCTAAACAACATCCGAGTAGGCAGATTTACTCAGGAAGACTTAGATTTCATCAATCAAGCTGGCATGCGTCCAGTGGCTCAATCGGTTAATGACCTAATCTACGCCGTTACAACTAACGCTCTAGCCGACGAAATTAACCAAGAGGAGATGGACAAGCTAGGAAACGTCAAATCTCAGACATATACCGGAGAGTTTGGTGGTGCCGGACAGCCAGCATTTGACATGCTTCCTGCTCCGGAAAAGCTCTTCCTTAAGGTTGGGGCTCAGGTTATGTTTACCAGGAATGACACCCCTAGCTCTTCTAAAGACAGCGTAGATCAGGAGTCTGGTCAGGGCCAGAAGACCGCTCGCAGATGGGTAAACGGAACCATCGGAAAAGTGGTAGCTCTCGAAGAGGACCACGTCAAGGTTAGAGTTGGAGACAACGTTTATGACGTCTACCCTAGCATGTGGGATAAAGTTGGCTACGATGCCAGTCAGCAAGTAGACAGCATTAGCAACCAGGTCACCAATAAACTGACTCCATTTACTGAAGCAACCTATGAGCAGATTCCTTTGATGCTCGCCTGGGCAGCTACTATCCACAAGCTTCAAGGCAAAACCATTAGCAATCTAAAGGTTGATTTAGGAGATGGTGCATTTGCTACAGGCCAGCTTTACACTGCGTTAAGCCGCGTAAAGGGCCTAGATGGGCTATATCTAGAGCGTCCAGTTAGAATGACGGATGTTAAGGTAGACCGAAACGCTAAGCGATTTGCAGACGCTGCCACTGAATCAGACAGCCCTGACAGTGCTGCACCTATGCTAATGAAATTTGGCGGCGAGCCTTTCGACCCGGCTGACCCGAACCTAGACCTAGACAAAGAGCGAGCATATGACTTTACTTCAGGCCCTTACGGTATTCCGCTGCAGGACTATCAAGAAGCCGAGTTGAAGTCATATGCAGACATGATTGCCGAAGCCGAAAAACAGTTTGGTTCTAATTCAAATAGGGTAAAGAACCTAAAATCTATTAGACGCCAGCACTACGATTCCTGGTTCTCGGTGCCTGCCATGCGTGAAGATAATATAATGGAAAAGGCTACCGAAAATCTAGACATAGACTTCGACGGTGCTACTACAACAGAGCGCGAGACTCCTACGGTTGTAGAGAGTACCACCAAAATAACTGCGTCATACAAAGACAGGTACGGCCGTCCATATAAACTATCTGCCAAAGTTTCTTTGAAGGAAAGTGACTACGACCCGCAGGCGCTAGATACATACATATGGATAGATGCTTATGACCCAGCAAATCCGTCAGCCGGCGCTGTAGCCACATTTGGCACTAAGATTGGCGACCCTATGGCCGACGGTCTAGCAAATGAAATGTACATTGACGGTATCTACACCAACGAACCTTACCAACGCCGTCACCTAGCCACCGGACTACTTGCCTTTGCTAACAAACTAACTAACAGGAAGATTTATCACAGCGACAAGCTCACCAAAATGGGGTACTCGTTTATGCAGTCAGTAGAGTTGGATGATAGCCGTAAAGCCATTGACTACCCCAGCTTGGCCGAGTCTCAGGACAACGATGAAGATGCCATATCGATTGATATGGCTAAACTAAGCGAAACCAAGAGCTCTGCCGAAATCACTGACCTGCTTCAAAAGCTAAACGCAAACCAAATCCCCTATAGGATAAAGTATTAAAATAACAAAAGTATTAGTACTGATACAATAGATTAGGTTTATATGAATAGCCATTGGCTTGTCGCCGCTATCGGAGGATTCTAGACATGAGTGGTGCCGAAAATACTACGCAATATATGGGTAGCTATGGCTCTCTTGCGCTATTCGCCGTTGGCGATAATGCGGCTGTTCTTGACCTAGACTGTAACCTTATTACGGAGTCTGGCGACCTCGAAGAGCTTTCTTCTTCTAGAGAATGGTTTACCTTAGACCACTCCGAGATTCCTAGCTCTGCATACGAGTTAGCTGGAGCATCGCTCTCAGACTTGAACGTAAATGTTATTACCTCCTCGGGTGGGGACAGAATGTACACCATTCCTAAGGGTGCGCAGTCTGAAGCCAAGAAGGCATTAGAGTGGAGAAAAGAGCACGACAGGGGCGGAACTTCGGTAGGTCTAAACACTGCACGCACTCTTGCTCGAGGCGGACAAATTGGAATCCGTAAAGTTCGCCACATCGCAAAATACTTTCCACGCCACGAGGTGGACAAGCAGGGCAAGGGCTGGTCACCAGGCGAAGATAACTTTCCATCTAACGGTCGCATCGCTTGGGCACTTTGGGGTGGAGACACCGCCTGGCGTTGGGCTAGAGCTATTGTCGAGCGAGAAGAAAAAGCTGCTGCTAGAACTGCTGGCGGATATATCTTAGAGGATACCCCTAGCGAAGCCATAGACTTAGATGCTTTTAGAAAAGCCATGTATGTTGGGACGTCTGCGGCTCCAGAGTTTTTGGCCAGAGTTCGAATGGACGGCTCTGGCATTGACCGAGTCTACAAAATTGATATAGACGGGTCGGTGTACGTTTGGGACGACGGATGCTGGGACGACCTTGCAGAAATAGACTCAGACATTTGGACCTATGACAAAGCATTAGACGACCCATACGACACGGTAAAAAAGTCTCACATACCAATCGACCCGGACTCAGCGATTATCGTCTGCGCAAAACTGCACCAAAAGCCTTACAGCCGAATTTCTATCGAAGAAATCGATAAAGAAGAGGCTGGTTTAGCTATCTTTGCGGCTGCCGGTATTGACTGGGAAATGATTGACAGCACTCTTACTGCCGCTGCAGTTAACCCGGATGACGGAGTTTATAGCCCAGAAGAGCGTTCTCAGAACGCTACTAAGCAGACTAGAAATGCCTTGGGACGATTCGCTAAGCAGGGTCAAAGGGTCGTTATTGGGGACAACAGCGCCAATCGCGGAACAATCACAAACGCTAACGTTGGTAACGGAAATGTAGAGGTTACCGGAAGCGACGGAAGTAAGCAAATAGTTCCGGCTCGTGACACCGTGGAAGAAAAAGATTTTAAGGAACCCCTACATTTCTCTGACTTAGACAAGCCTCTAGACCTGTCTGGTATTTTAGGCGAGCCTAGGACTCCTATTGACAGACCGTACGCAAGAATTCCTGGCACTTTGCCGTCTCTCACCAAGAACGATTTGCATGACTTGTTGTACAACTGGTCCGGCTGGGTTCAATCACAGCGTGCAGCGGCGGCTGAAGCAGGATTAACTGCCGCTGGAGAAGCAGATGACTCTGAAGAAGAGTCAAAGAAAAAGATCAAGGACAACTCGGAACACCCGCTAATAACTAGGTGGAAGAAAGCTTCTGAGGGCGGGCCGAAGGTGTCTGAAGATGAAGAAGGCTGGGCTAGCCCGGTTGTTGCAGCTCCAGTTGCAACAAAAAAGGCAGCTAAAAAGGCTTATCAAATGACGCCAGAAACTTCTGACGTTCAGCCACTATACATGGCTATCGTTGCAGAAGACGACCCTAGAGCTGTGCTTGATTTGATTGCGCTAGTGCCAGCTAGCTCTACTTCATCAGAGCCAATGACTTATAAGAGAGATGAAGGAAAGTGGATTAGGGACGAGGTAACTTTAAACGACCTAAAGTCTGCCACCCCTCCTCCAGTAGTTCCTCTAGACAAGACCGTTCTTAATGATGTTCTTACTCAGGTGGACGACGCTACTATAACTGCAGCTGGTATTTTTAGCTTGGACCACTTGATGATGGTTCTGTGGGGACCTAACCAAGAAATTATAGACACTTTTGGCAATAAATTCTTTGATTCTATTGACGAAAATAGCCCTTTAGCGGAGACTTTCAAATCAGTTTTATCTGTCACTGCAGCCGGCGGTGCAGACAGAAATAGAGGAAACGCAGAGAAGCTGCGCCGCTACTGGACCACGGGTAAAGGCGGACTTAAGATACGCTGGGGTACCGGCGGAGACTGGACCCGATGTGTACGAAACCTATCTAAGTACCTAGGCCCACGCGCTAAAGGCTACTGTGCTCTGCGCCACAAAGAAATGACTGGGATGTGGACGGGTGACAAGAACAACAGAAAAGGCTACGGAAAACGTCGCGGTGGTAGGAACGTATTTAGCACCGAACTAATAAACTCCACGTCAGTAATTATCGCTAAGTCTGAGCTATCCGCTAGAGCTGAATCAGCCAAGGAACGCCTAGGGATGGTAGCCTCGTCTGACTATGAGAATAGCGGGTCTAGGTTCTACATTCCTTTGCTAATTCCTGAAGGCGTAGAGTCTGGAGATGGTCGTAAGTTTAGTAAGGGCTCTATCACTCTTAGGGAGCTACCTCTTCCGCTTTTGTGGCAGATTAAAACTGGCGACGGGCACAATGGCTCGGTGGTAGTTGGTCGAATCGACATGGTCGAAAGAACCAATGACGGAATTGGAAATGCATATGGTGTCCTAGACAATGGGCCATACGGCAGGGAAGTAGAACGTCTTATAAAGAACGGATTTATTCGCGGCATTTCTGCCGACATGGACAAGTTTGAGGCAACCGAGGATAAGTCTAGTGATGCTTCGTCTGAAGATGACGACAAAGAAATAGGCAAAAAGAAACTTACTATAAATAAAGCCCGCGTAATGGCCGCTACAATAGTACCAAAGCCTGCTTTCCAAGAGTGCAAAATTACGCTAATAAACGACGACCCAACAATGAACAGCACCTACCAGGAGGAAATCATGATTCCAGATGGAGTCTACGTTGACGACGCGGATGCTGCGGACGCTCAGGCACTAGTTGCTTGCGGTATTGTCGCTGGCGCAATCCCCGTCGTACCGCCTACCGAGTGGTTCGAAAACCCTAAGCTAAAAGGCCCAACCCCTCTAACTGTTGATGACATGGGTAGAGTATTTGGTCACATTGCAGCTTGGCACGTCGACCACATTGGAATGGCATATGGCACTAAGCCACCACGCTCAAAGAGCAACTACGCCTACTTCCACACTGGTGTTGTACGCACTGACACTGGCAAGGACATGCCAGTTGGTCAGCTTACACTTGCCGGAGGCCACGCCTCTCTAGAGGCTAGTGCAATGGAAGCCGTTAAGCACTATGACGACACCGCTTCAGCAATTGCTGATGTTCACGCGGGGGAGGATGCCTACGGCATTTGGGTCGCTGGTTCGCTACGTCCAGATGCTCGTCCGGAGCAGATTCGTGCACTTCGTGCATCAGCTCCTTCTGGTGACTGGCGTCCAATCCGTGGGGCCCTTGAGCTTGTTGCAGTTTGTCAGGTAAACGTTCCTGGCTTCCCGATTGCTCGTGCTCGCGTTGCATCAGGTGCCGTCATGGCTCTCGTTGCTGCAGGTGCATCTACTCTAGCTAAGCTAAAGGCTGACCCTATTGCAGAGATGGCTTCTAGAATTTCTCGCCTAGAGAAAATCACTACCCCTAAGGAAGACCTTCAGGCTCAGGTAGCATCTCTCAAAGCTAAGGTTGACGAAGCTAAGTCAGAGTTTGGATACATCTCTCGCGACGACAGGAACAAGTTGGCTGAAGAAGGCAAGGCCCTTCCAGACGGCTCGTACCCAATTCGAAACCTAGACGACCTAAAGAACGCTATTCAAGCTTATGGACGTTCAAAAGCTGAAGACCGCAAGTCTGTGAGAAATCACATCAAGAAGCGTGCTCGTCAGCTCAACCAGCGTCACCTAGTTCCAGAGAACTGGAAGAACCTAGAGTCAGAATCTATTACCGCAAGTGCAGAGGATCTACGCAATAGATTAGCTGCATTCCAGGAGGCCCTGGGAAAAACCTTCGCGGTTGATGAGATTCCAATAGATGACATGCCAACGGATATCGAAGATGTTGCTAACGGCAAGATTGACGTAGAACCTGGCAAGTTTATTCCTGGAGTAAATCAACCGCGTGACATCAAAGGTCGTTTCCGAGACGTTCTAGCTAGATTAAAAGAAGACCTTGGCGATGCCGAGCTGTCTGACGTAAACAGCCAGATTCGAGAAGTTGAGAAGATGAGTGGTCTTGGAGACTATCAGGATGCGGCTAAAGCCGGTCAGGACCTACTAAGCCTACTAGACCGACTTGACGAAGGGTCCCTAAACAAAATTTCATTGGAGAATGTCCGAGCCACAGCTGCAGAGCTTGGCAAGGTCATTTCTAACTTACCTCTACCTTTTAGCAACCAAGCTCAAAAGGTGAGGTTCTCAGATCTTCCTCCGGCTCTCAGAGACCTTATGAAAAATATGGTCGAAAGGGTCGAGGAGAAAATAGGTAAGGAAGACGCGGCAGAGGCTACAGCCAATCTAAAGGGATTTATGTCAGGCAGTGATGTTTATAGCCAGTCAGACATCTCTTCTCAGATGGCTACCATGCTACGTCTACTTACCTAAATAATAAAGATATAAAAACTAATGTAAAATAGAGTTCAGGTGGAGTGCCTGTGTGCCTTGTGCATGAAGTCCCTTCGCCTTGTACCGAAAGCAAGTGGGAGAACCCCTCCCACCAACTGTCCTAAGGAGGACCAGTGGATCAGATTAAGTCGCAAGTAGATAACCTTGCGGAGCTAGGTGACGAGCAAGTTGCTGCGCTTCAGGAGGCTATCGTAAGCGAGTTTGAATCGTTTGAATCACAGGACCCTACAGCCGAAACAGTTGACGCTATGACATCTCTTGCTGACATGTTGGACACCGTACGCGGTGAAGTCCAGCGTCGCGAAGCTGCTGCAGAAGAGCTTACTGCTCGTGCTGCTGAAGCAGCTATGCGTGTCAAGGGCATGGATGGCCAGGAAGAATCTCCAATGGAAGAAGAAGTTCCAATGGAAGAGGAAGCTCCAGTCGAGGAAGTTCCAGTAGTTGAGGAAACTCCAATGGACGAGGAAGAAGCTCCAGTAATGGGCGACGACTCTGAAGACATGGTTCCTGGTGAAGAGGACGAGGAGAAGAAAAAGAAAGACTACAAGTCTTACTCCTCTGACGATTCTGTAGATGCGTCTGCCGTTGTAGCCGAAGGTTCTGAATTTTCAATTGAGACCGAAACCGCAGTTGAGGCCAGCGTGGCCGAGACAACCCCAACCGAGGAAGAGGCAGTTGTTGCTTCAGCCGAGGAAACCGCAGAGGTAGTTACTGAAGAAGTAGCTACTGAGGCAGAAACCCCATCAGAAACTATTGCTCCAGAAGAGCAGGAAGAGCAGGCCATCGTGACCGCTTCAGCAGAACAGCCTTTCGAGGCCCCAGCTGACCGTCAGCCTGTAATCGAAGTTTCGGAGCCAGCAGTCAAGGTGGCAATCACCGCTGGTGCCGACATCCCAGGTTACACAGCTGGCACAAACCTAACCGACATGAACGAAGTTGCATCAGCAATGGAAAAGCGTCTCCACACCCTACGTCGTGTAAACGGCGGAGACGGAGAGCAGCACATTGTTGCATCACTAACCGTTCAGTACCCAGAGTCTCGTACTCTTACCACCGACGCAGAGTCAAACGCACTTAAGATCACTGCTGCAGCCGAGGAAAGCCAGGCACTTGTTGCTTCTGGTGGCCACGGCGCACCATTTGAAGTTAAGTACGACATCTTCGGCCTCGGTTCAACCACTGACCGCCCAGTTCGCGATGCATTGCCTCGCTTCCAGGCAGACCGTGGCGGTATCCGCTTTGTAACCCCACCTTCATTCCTCACCTACAACGCAACCGCAGCTAACTCGTACAACTACCGCGACGCAGTTGGTGTTTGGACCGCAGCTAACGACTCAGCTGAGACTCCGTCACCATCAAGCAAGCTAAGCATGACTGTTACTGCAGCACAGGAGAACACTGTTTCTACTGACGCTGTAACCTTGCAGCTACAGTTCGGTAACTTGATGACTCGTGCTTACCCAGAGTTGATTGCTCGCCACAACGAGCTAGCTCTTGTTCAGCACGCTCGCGAGGCAGAGCTCAACTTGCTAGACAAGATTTCAGCAGGTTCGACCGCTGTTAACGCGCACGTTGCTACCACTGAGGCTCCTAGCCTTATTGGTTTTGCTCGTGACTTCTTGGTGCAGGTTCGTAAGGCAGCTGTTGCTTACCGTTCACGTCACCGTATCGATGCTGGAACTCGCCTAAAGGCAATCGTTCCTGCGTGGATCTATGACGCGATGGCAGCAGACCTAGCTCTAAACATGCCTGGCGATGGCACCCTAGGTGTTGGCGAAGCAGAAATCAAGGGCTACCTATCAAGCTCGAACGTTGACATGGTTAGCTCGCTTGACCTAAATGCGTTCCTTGGTCAGGCTGGCTCTGCTGCTCGACTACTAGAGTTCCCAGACCAGATTACCTGGTACTTGTTCGCTGAAGGAACATTCTTGTTCCTAGACGGCGGAACTCTAGACCTAGGTATCATCCGTGACAGCACCCTAGTCGGCACCAACGACTACAAGATGTTCATCGAAACCTTCGAGAACGTTGCCAAGGTTGGTATCGAGTCACTTGCAATCACCAGCTCATTGAGCATCAACGGTGTTGCCGCAGCACTACGCGACACCACTGGTGGCGCAACCGCAGCTGCAATCGAGGACTAAAAACCTCTCAAGTCCGCGTGTGGCGGCCCCTTCGGGGGCCGCTACATACGGCAAAACTTAGAATTTACATTTAAGGATTAAAATGGCTTTCCCAAAGAATGGCGTTATCGAGGCACCAAAGATTGTGCCTTCCGCTTTTGGTCTACTCGCTGTAGTAAAGCCTCAAAACTCAGCCGACGAAGACCAGTGGGTCCGTGGGTTTTCACAGGAGTGGGAAACAACACTTTACTCAGCGACTAACTGGGACGACACTGACTCTACTAGCGGTCAAGTAGTTGTTGCTGGCACTCCTACTTACTACACAGAAATTAAGCCTTGGTTCATTGAAGCAGAGGAGCTTCGTTCAACCCTAGGTTTTATGGGCTTAGACCGTATCGCTCGTTTAAAGCGTCAACTTGAAGCTGTTACTCAGCACAGTATGGAGCAGGAACTTTGGGATGGAGATATCCGAATTGGCGAAGGTCACGCTAACCGAGCTTTAGTTTCTTCTGGTGTCACCGTGCTCGATGGTTCAGGGCTTACAGCAAGGCGTGCCCTAGCAGTGCTAGAAAATGGCATTGGTCTGGCATCAGATGCTGGTGAGCAGGGAGTTATTCACGCAACTCGCGACGTAGTTGCCCTTCTTTCGAGCAACTCAAACATGCTATTTCACGAAACCGAAAAAGACCACCTACAAACTATGGGTGGTACACCTGTTGTTGTTGGTGGCGGCTATACTGGCAACGGTCCTCGTATCGATGCCGCTACTGCAACTATTAGCAGTAACACTACACTTACCATCAACACGTCTAGCCCCCACTACCTGCTTGCAGGTGACACTGTCCGCTACTCCGTCGTCGGGGCGAACATCAACCAGTCGTCTACTTCTACAGCAGTCGTCACCAAAGTTGACGCTGACACAGTAACACTTACTATTGCAAGCGCCACTAACCGCTCTCAGGAATCGGTTACTGGCTACATTCAGCAGCTGGGAACCAGCTCTGCAAAATGGATTTACGCCACCGGTACCGTCCGCACCTATTTGGGCGATATCGATGTCGTGAACGACAATCTAGCGCAAGCTTATGATGTGTCGGGTAATGCGAATGACATGCGTCTCAAAGCAATCCGCCCCGCTGCGGTTTACTTTGATACATCAATCCACCTCGCTGTAAGAGTCGATCTTACAGCCTAAACCAAAGGAGAATAGCTAAATGGCTACTCAAGATTATGCTGCTAGCATCCAGGGTGTGTCGATTCGTGTCACCCGATTGGACGCCGCTGGCAACCTACTGACTGGTGCTGGCGACAGCTACACCACGTCGGCATTTATGCGTGTATCGTTCACCCCAGAATATGAAGAGGGCGACGAGATCACCGAAAAGAACGCTAACGGCGTTGTTTGTGTTACCTACAAGTCACCAGACACCCTAAAGCGTATTACCATGGAGCTCGCTATCTGTGAGCCAGACCCAGAGCTATCTAACCTAATCTCAGGCGGTCTATTGCTCCGTAAGGATGTCAATGGCGTAAGCAAGAGCGTCGGTTGGGCTGCACCTGGTGTTGGCGACGACCCAGCTGGTTTCGGTGTTGCTATCGAAGCTTGGTCACACGCAATTAGCAGTGGTAAGAAGGCTACTACGCTTCCTTACTTCCACTGGGTATTCCCATACGCAAAGCTCCGTCAGTCTGGCGACCGTGTAATTGAGAACGGTATGCTTGCAACTACTTTCGAAGGCTACGGCTTGGGTAACTCTCTATTTGCTTCAGGTCCAGACATGCGCTGGGAGTTCCCTGTTGCTGCAGAGCGTCCATACTCGTACGCACGCACCGACTGGGCACCTGTTGGTCTTAAGGGCTTCTACACTTGGGACAGCGGTCTTGTTGCTACTGTTTCTAACAAGGCTCTTACGAACAACATTGCAACCCTAACCACTTCAGCTGCCCACGGCTTTACTGATGGTGATTCGGTCGTTGTTGCTGGTGTCGACGCAACCTTCAACGGTACCTACACCGTAACTGATGTACCTACAACTGTAACCTTTACCTATGCTAAGACTGCATCTAACGTAGTCTCGGCCGCGGTAAGTCCTACCGGAACAGCTACAGTTGCTAACCCAATCAATGAGCCTGCTGCTGATGGAAGTTACACTGCAGTCACCTCGGCTGACCTAGAGGGTATCTCTGGTTTGACCTCAGACACGTACAACGTACCTGGCAACAAGGACTTCAACCCAGACAACACCATCGACCGAATCATCGTTTCTAACGAGGACGTTTCGGCTTAGTTATAAAACTGGACGGGCGGTGCATCTTTCTGTTTACAGAGATGTACCGCCCGTACTACTAGTAGGAGAATAAAGTGACTTCACTTTGGGTAGAACCTGAAGAACTTGGTAACTATGCAGGAACCGAGTTTGCGCTCGAGGCCGCTCAGACTGCCTCGTACTTAATGTGGGCTATGTCAGGTAGAAAGTTTACTGGGACCACAACGGTAACTGAACGCTACGTCTGTGCTAAGCGTGCTTACCGGCTAGGTCCTTCTTCTAAAAACTATTACGGCGTCCTAATTGCTGGTGAAGTTTACAACATTCCGATTACCGACTTTCAGGAGTACGCTGAGTTGGTCTCGGATGGACTCTCTCCCGAATCACGTATTAAACTTCGAGGACGCCCTGTAACAAAGATTCACTCTGTTAGAACTAGAGACGGGCGCATTCTTGACGAAAGCTCGTACTATTTGGTAGACCACTCTACACTTCAGGCTGCTGCTGGCGTTCCTTGGACTCCCTGTAACGTCGAGGTCACTTATACTTACGGCGCTGAGCCACCTATGGCTGGCAAGATGGCAGCCCGCACCCTAGCAATTGAGTTTGCAAAACTTTGGGCTGGAGACGACGACTGCGCTCTACCTCAGCGCATTACTTCTATTTCGCGTCAGGGCGTTTCTTACACCCTACTAGACAGCCAAGATTTTATTGAGGAAGTACGCACCGGTCTTTATGCAGTAGACCTATTCCTAAAAACCGTAAACCCTGACAAGGCTAAGGCTAGAGCTAAGGTGTTCTCGCCGGACCAGCCTAGAGCTCGTCGCTACACGCCTAAGGCTCCGCCACTGACGGCCAATGCACTGATGGACCTTTCAGTAGTCAGAAACACCCCTGCTACTTGGAACTCGGTTACTGCTGGCGTCGACACGTCGACCTTCATTGGAGATAACGGGTGGTTGCCAGTATTTACTATGTTTAACTACAGCGAGGGCAAATCACTAAATTTAGAGTCTCAGTACATAACTGTAAACGAGACTAACGGAAGAGTCGACATATCGGTTCCTTACGTAGAAGCCCAGAAAGCTATCGGAATGGTAGACCCTGGCTCATGGACTCTTTACGCTACCAAAATCGTTAACGGTATTGAGAGTGTAATGGAGCTTGCTTCTGGAAACCTCCAGATCAAGTTATACAGCTAGAAGAAAGAAGGTTAGTTATGTCAGGAATTCAGACTAACTTCCGCGCAGTAGATATGATTGGTGCGGCTAAGCCTGCAACATCTGCTGCTAAGGCCGCTGCAAAGCCAGCCAAGCCAGCTAAGCCAGCTAAGGTTGAAGAGCCTGTAGTTGTTGACGCTGTGGTGGATGCACCTGTAGAGGTTGCTACTGAAGAAGTAGCCGCGGAGTAATTATGACTACGGCAGTGGACGTTACAGGATATTCAGAGGATGCTCTGCATTTAAAAAACTTACTCGACGGCGCAGTCGATCGAGTAGTTGCTGTCTACCAGTCCTATAACGTTCCACTGCCGAGTCGCCAATACTGGACAATGGGGACTCCTGTTGTTGACTGCGCACAAATGGTAGTGGCATTCAATCAGCTGTACTTAGGCCCGCCTGGTGTTCCTGCCGGGGAGCCTCAGCGTTGCAACGTTCCTAGGACTGTAACTCTAACTATAACTATTGCCAGGGAATTTCCTGTAGTCGGGCAGAACGGTAGACCGCCTACCCCTGAAAAGATTCAGCAGGCTTCTAACATGTCTGCAATTGACTCATGGATTTTGATGGAGTCAGTACGAGAGTTTGATATGTGGGACGACACGGGCTACGGCTTGGGTGTCATTGCCACCCTAGATGCCCAGGAGCCTCAGGGCGGGTTCCAGATGGTAAGTATGGAAATCGTGATGGCGGTGCCATAATGGCCAGAGTTATCACCACAGTCGACTACCGTGCTATAGATAAAATACTAAATAGCCCATCCGGCGAAGTCGGACTGGACTTAAAGCGTCGCGCTGACAGGTTAAGAGATATAGCTAAGACAAAGGTGGGCGTAAAAACCGGTCGTCTACGCAGGTCTATACGAGTATACGGACACAGAAGAACTACCCTCGGTCAAAAGATTCAAATTGGGTCTTCGGTCCCGTATGCCCGTATGCACCACAACGGGACTAAGCCACATATCATTACTCCCAGCAATCACAGGTTCTTGAAATTTAAGCCTAGCAGCGGGGCGGGCGCAGGTTGGAATGTTCTTGCTGATGGTTCGGTGCTAGCTCGTAAAGTACGTCATCCTGGTACCAAGCCAAATAGATATCTCTCAGATAGCGTAAAATATATACGTACGTAAATTACGTATAAATGATAAACAACAAAGGATATATGATGGCAAAATTTAAAGATTTTGGAGCCGGGTCTTCTGACCCAAATGCTGAGCCAATTAAGTTCAGTGTGCACGGTCAGGAGTTTGAGTGCGTACCTGAAATTCAGGGCAAGGTCTTGCTAGACCTAATTGCAGATTCAACTGCCGCTGACCCAATGCGTAACGCAGAAGTATCTGGAAAGTTCTTTTCTAAAGTTATGAAAGCGGAAAGCTTTAAGAGATTCAACGAGCTTCTAGAGAGTGAAGACAAGATTGTTCCGGTAGAGACAATTGGAGAGATTACAGCTTGGTTGGTGGAGCAGTATTCTGACCGCCCCGAGCTGCGGTCATAGGTCTTATTCAGTGGGCTGTTGACCTATGGCCATACGTAAACGGTAAAGGATTGGTAAATGGAATGCGTCTAGCATCTATGGAAGCCTCAGACATGATAGACGTAATTCATTATCTTTTCGAAGAAGATACAGTATTTTTCTCCACTGAGCAAGCTGCTTATAAAGACTCGCTCAGGGGTAATTTATACAGAGACATGTATGAACGTGAGTACAAGTATATGAACCAGTCTGACTCTAATGGAAGCTACGGTATGGATACGCTTGATGCGCCTCTAGCAGAAGCACCAATTGAAGAAGACAAGATTAGAGTTTTCTCTCCTAGAGAGAAAACTGCTAAGCCCTACACCCCACCCACCGAGGTGAAAGCCGACGACATTAAGCCGTTTGGTTCCGTATTAGATGCACCGATTGGTTGAGAGGAGGTGAGAACGAATAATGACTAAAGTTTTTGACGTCCACGGTGACGTAAACGTGAACACTAAAGATGCCGAACGCGCTATAAATAGAATGGCTAACTCAACGCGTGCGTTCGGTGACAGCATGCTTCAGGCCGACCGTATCTCTGTGTCGCTGACTCGTAGGCTGAGGTCCGGTTTTGATACCGGTATGATTGCTTCGCTTAAAAGAGACGAAGGCGGATTTCTAGCCCTAGGAAACGCGATTCAAGTTGCAAGCGCCGGTTTAAAGAAAATTGAGAATGAGTCAGTACTGACTTTGAGAACATTTCAAAGACTTCAAAGAGTCGGGTTTGTGACACAGTCTGCATTAGGAGCCTTAGCTGGTAGCATCGGTGATCTTTCGGGCGGATTTCTTTCGCTAATAGGTATTGTAGGTCAAGCCGCATATGCTTTTGTCGGCGTAGGCGGAGCTTTAGCAAGCGTTATTGCTGGATTTGCAGTAGCAAAAATTGCAATGAGCGGTGTTGGCAGGGCCGTAAGCCAGCTTTGGAATGGTCAAAATCAATACAACAGATCTTTGAGAGATGCTAGAAAAGAACTTAAAGAACTAAAGTTTGATTTAGAGGAAGCTGTACTTAGCGAACAGGAAGCCGCTATAGCGCTAGAAAAAGCTCGCACAGAGTTGGCTATGGCCCAGGACCTACCTCCTGACAATATGGTTCGTAGAGAGTCTGAACTTGCTTTTCAGCGTGCTGACTTAAACTATCGCAAGGCTAAGGCTAGAGTAAATGATTTACAGGACACCATCAAGCGTGGTGGTAGGTCTACTGCTGCCGCTGCCAACGCAGACCCATTTAGAAATCTAACAAAATCTCAAATTGTTTTTGCTAAATATCTAGCCACTCTTAAGCCTATTATGCAGGCACTAAAAGAAGCCTCGGCATCGTCGTTCTTACCTCCTCTACAAACTGCTATTCAAACTATAGTTGATAGCGCTTTCCCGACTCTAGAAAAAGGCTTTAAAACTATAGGCAGCGCTATGGGAGACGCCTCTAAGAGTTTCTCGTTGGCATTTGCAGACACTGACAATCTAAGACTAATCGACCAGTTCTTTAACGATTCTGCTCCGCGTCTTAGAAATATGGGTCAGGCAGCTGACAGATTCTTTACAGGCCTGTTAAATACTTTAGCGGCTGCTAAGCCGCTTACTGACCAGTTTTCTACGTGGATACTCAGCGTTTCTTCTAGATTTGATGTGCTTAGTAGAAGTAAGAGTTTTAAAAGAACTTTAGATTTGGCGGCTTATGTTTCTAGCCAGCTTGGTCATGTTTTTGGTAGTTTTGGTGACGGAATAAAAAATATTATGGATGCCAACTTTCCGCCCGGTGGTGGAGGAGCCGGTCAGGTGTTGTTGGATTGGCTTGGCGGAATTGCTTCAGGGTTTAAAAAGTTTACTGGCTCAGAAACATTCGCAACCTGGCTAAAAACCACCACCACAAACGCTACTGTCATGCTGGGCGTTATCGGTGACTTTTTAAATATATTTATAGAGCTCTCTGGGCGTCCTGAAATACAAGAATTCTGGACCACGCTTGGTAAATCTATACCAGACATAACTAAGGTTCTAATGGACGGCCTAAAAGCTGCCCCGGCTTTTGCTGCTCTAATAGTGTCTGTAATTGATCTTTTTTCAGCATTTTCTGATACTGAAAGCATATCAATATTCTTTGACACTCTCAGGTCTATAACTGATGTTTTTGCTGCTATTTTTAACAATCCTGTTATTAAAGCAATTTTAGACTTTATCGGCAGAATTAACGCTGTGGTACTGGCAGTGACTCTTGCTATTTCCACGATGGTTCTCGTTGGAGTGGGGATCGGGGCAATTTTAGGACAGGTAGCAAAAAACTTTGGCAAACTTCTATCGGTTGGTATGGGGACTGTTAAGTGGATGACTCGATTTAATCTCGAGCTGGCTGTTGCCAAGCCTGGAATTATTGGCTGGGGCCAGGCGCTCTACAAGTCTATTTTTGGTGCTATTTCTCCAACAGGCAAATTAGGCTCTACAATGGCTGTGCTAAGAGAAGAGTTTAGAAAAAATAAAATTGTATTTAAAGAATGGCTTGAGGGATTAGGCCTTCTTAGAGAAGCTCCAAGTCGATTCTCTAAATTTATAAACGCTGTTAAGGTAGGATTCTCAGCTCTAAAGGCTACAGTAATGGATGCGGGGCTGTACATACGTACTTCATTGACAGATGCTATGAAGAAGTTTAGAGACGTTGCGGGACCTGCACTAAGCAATGCTAAGTTTGCTATCTACACTACTTTAATTCAAAAGGGCAGAGTTATATCAGACTTCTACAACACTAGAGTCATCCCCGTTATGAATAAATTTAGAGACATTGTTGTCAATAAATTTAATGATGCCAGACTTGCTATTTACAGCACGCTACTTCAAAAAGGTAGGATGGTGGCCGACCTATACAACACCAGAGTAGTCCCTGCCTTCCGTAACTTCATAGCCTCTATCTCACCGCAGGCTATCCAAATGAAGATGAGATTCTTTGCAATGGGCATACTGATGCACATTGACCTTCTAGATAAGCGCATTATCCCGGCATTTATGAGAATTCGTGACGGAATAAAGAATGCGGTAACTCAAATTACTACCGCTCTATCTCCTGAAAATATAAGCGCCAGGATGATAGTTCTTGCTAACTCTATAAAAACTGGAGTTTCCAGGATTATTACTGCGCTATCGCCCGAAAGCATCCGACTAAAGACTCTAGGTTTCCGTATGGGTCTGATGATGAACATTGACTTGATAGACAAGCGTATTGTCCCAGCATTTATAAGAGTAAGTAGTGCTATAAAAAATGGAGTGACTCAGATTGGAGTGGCTCTATCTCCTGACAACATAAAATATAAGATGTGGACTATTGGAGAGTCTATACGACGTGGAGTTGCCAACATTGGCGCTGCCCTGTCCCCCCAAAGCATCATGTTGAAAACTCTAGGCTTCCGAATGGGCATAGTGATGCAGCTTGATTTGATCGATAAACGAATTGCTCCTATACTTGTGGGACTAAGACAGAAGATTAAAATAGCTATGAGCGACATCCGTCTGGCCATTCTGAATTTTGGTGACAGGCTAAAAGCCAGATTTGAAAGGCCGCTGTGGCTGGCCACGGAAAGACTTAAATTCTTTACAAAGATGGTTAGATTTAATATAGCAGTCCTCGGTCGAATGAACGAGATTGTTGTGGCAGTGGTGAGAGACTCCTTCAGACGATTCATAGATTCTGTAAAGCAGAGCACAGCAATGATTAAGCTACACACTGCTGCCACAAAGCTAGCCGCCGCTGCTAGTAGAATGTGGAGTGGCCTAACTTCAAAATTGTCTGACGTATTTAAATCGACTAAAACTTCGCTTGGCGGATTTATAGACCGCTTAAAGCAAAAAACCGCCACTGTACAAGCTTCGACTGCTGCGGAAATTGCAGACACCAATGCAATTAAAAACAAAACTAAAGCTCTAGCCGAGCAGCAAGCAGCTGCAGCCGCCGCCGCGGGGGCACGCCGCCCTGGCGGTGGAATGGCTCTCATGGGTGCCGGTTTTGCTGCTCAGGGTCTAATTTCTGGCGCTGCTAATGGGGGTATGACCGCCGGGTCTACCTTGACTACTCTTGGTGGAGCGATGATGTTCATACCTGGAGGTATGATCGCTGGTCTTGTAGTGGGTATTATTGGTGCTATTGTTCAGGGATTTGAAGCTGCAGAAAGCGCTAGAAAGCAAGAAAAAGCCGACCTAGTAATTCAAACAGCTGAAATTACGGCTGAGAGGGTGAATCTAGCTAGCGAGCGGTCTAGCGGGGAAATAGCTACTTTATTGGCTAGCACTCTCTATCCAGACATCGCATCGGCGGGTGCAGAAGTTATTCGTAGACAACGAGTTGCTGCAGGCGAGGCTAATAGAATTTTAGACACCACCGGCCTAACTGGCGGTACTGAAGAGGAAATTGCCAAAAGAACCGCTGTCCTAGACACTATAGAGGTTGCGCGAAAAGCTTTTATAGAATCAGGCATAAAAATTACAGAGCAGCAGATGCCGGCGTTAATCAGGGCTGCTACAAACTACGCTTTAACTGATCCTTCGGCTACCGGAGAATTAATTGGCAATACAATTTTAAGTACGTTTACTAAAAAGGGTGCAGGCGGAGGTTTGCCAGGAGTCGAGTCTAGATTTGCGGACACGGGTATAGTTTTTGAAAATAAAGTTCTAACTCCGGGCGGTCAGCCTATGTTGACGCAAGGCATTAGGGGTGTCTCGGATATAGCGGGAGAAAAAACTAGAATTCAAGATTATATTCTAGACCCTAAAAACCAGGTAGTGCGTTATTTTGACAACGTTCTTACGGGAAGCAAAGAAATGTTTGGAAAGCCAGAAATAGACACGTCAGGGCTAGCCAAACTAGGGATATCTAACAGTGCATTTTTAGAGTGGTGGAACGATCCTAAAACTAAAAAACTAATTGCAAAGAATTTTGATGCATCGGCAGCTGAAATGTTAGATGACGTTGGTTTAGGAAAGTACACTAAAGCAAAAGTTGTTGGTAGAGAGTATTCTGCTGGATTCCAGTTCTCGGGCGATTTATTTTCGCCTGATGGAGTGATGGGTAACGTTAGTACAGTTAGAGGCGGTCTTGGCGCTAAGCCTACTGTTCCAGCTGTAACTAGCCCGGCTCCTTTTTCTCTTGGAAATTTACAAGGACTGTATGGAAATAGAATGAATTCCAGCATATTCTCTAGTAGTGATATCAATGCGTTGAGAGGCACCGATGATAAACCACTTATAACGAGTATCAAGCCTGCAGACATAGCGGCGCTAAAAGCTGACCCAAACGTAACCAGTAGGACTGTATCCGCTTTAGAAAAACTTTCTGGGGTTGTTGACTCGGCTGGAGGCTACCTACAAATTAAGGACGTCAGTGCAACTGACCAGATTGCTCCGTTTATTATGTACCCTAGAAACGCCAGTAAATCGGATAAAGCTCTTATTGATGACATAAATACTCAACTGTCCCAATCGTTTGTTAGAGGATAATAATACATTATGACAATAGACCCAGCACTTCAAGCAGATGAAAACGACTTAGTCGATTCCGCGTTACGTCCTACGCCCTACCCTCACGTCGAAGGTATGCAGCTCAATGCAGACATCGAGTTTATCAAGGTAATGCCTGACGACACTATCAAGCGTCTAGTCTTCAACACCGTTGACGCAAACGGTACGCTATTCATTTGCACTGACATTACCGGCTGGTGGGACATGCCTGCTCCTGAAGTGCCAGATATTCCGCGTGGTTTGGACAACGGTTCATATGACGTCCGTGGTCGCTGGACAGCCAAAACCCTTACGTTCAAAGGTTCTATCATTCCTCCAAGCCCAAACCTGGCTGCCGCTGCTCGTCAAAAGGTTATGGAGTCGTTTGACCTTGTGTACGGCGGCGGTTGGCTAGTTGTCAGGGAAACTCCCGTTAAGGCTATGTATATTCGTCTAACTGGTCAGCCTACGTTTGAAAGCGTAAAGGCCCGCGGTCGTCAAAACTTCACTGCCCAGTTTAAGGCTGTCGACCCTATTAAATACGACTGGTACGACGACACCAACGACAACTACACTACCTGGCCTGTATCTATAGAAATTGCCAGAACCGACGGTAAAATAAACGAGTTCACTAGCAAGCTTGGCTACACCAAAAAGTTCACCGTCGGTGCCAATACCGTCTCTGTAATACCTACAGACGGCACTTCTATTGCCAACGTCGTCAATCGCGGGAATACCGATGTCACCACCTTTTTTAAGATTACCGGCCCTATGACAGCTCCGGCAACTATCACTGCCACTAGACCTGACAGCACCGTACAGACCATAAAAATAATTAGAACCCTGAGAGCTTCTGGGTATAGCACTACAAATGCCGCTACTCCTATTAGCACGTTGGAACTGTCCGGTGGCGTTGCCACCCTGGGAATTACTAACCACGGCTTCTATGTTGGCGACGTAGTCAATGTTACGGGCATAGACACTAGGTTCAATTCAAACAACGTTACCATTACGTCGACCTCGACTACTTCAATTAGCTACGCAAAAAATGCCGCCAGCATAGTATCAATTACCGTAGCCAACAACGTCGCTACCGTTGTGACCTCTGCCGCCCACGGCATATCAGGCTCTGCTGACGTCTATGTAGAGGGTACCAGCAATTTAATTCTCACTGGCATCCACACTGCCACATCGGTTAGCTCCAATACTATCTCGTTCCCGACAACCGGGCTGGCAAACCTTACATCTTACGGAGGAACTCTATCTCTGCAAATTGACCAGGAGGCTTACACTTCTAATGGAGCCGTTACGCTCACTACTGTAGATACTCTAGAGATAGACACCTACAACACGTCTGTTCTATATAGAGGCTTGCCAGACGGGTCTAGGTCTACCCTAGATGCAAACGTGGACTGGATTAAGTTGCAACCTGGGACCACTCAAATTGTAATTGCAAAAAGCGGTAACGCTACCCCCACCGTCAATCTGAAATACAGATCCGGCTGGATAGGTTAGAATAGTACAAAGACGATTGACGTGAGGATGACATGGCCTATAGCAATATTCAGCCTATAGCTGGCGAAAACGCTGCCAAGTATAAGTATTATACCGTTGACATCGTGTCTAACACGATCATCGGAGAAATTCCTTTCGAGGACGTTAACTACTCTCGCTCTTTAAAATCCGCCGGAGCTTTTGATGGAAAAATTACTACGTCTCAAGAGACAGAAAATCTAGATTTATATAACTCGACTATGCCTGGAAAGACTGCGCTCTACGTAGTCCGTAATGACGAGTGCGTCTGGGGCGGTATTATTTGGGGTAGAACTTATGACATGCTGGGTCGAAGCCTTTCCGTCTCGGCTTCGGAGTTCACTAGCTACCTTTCTCGCAGGCTAATCTGGAAAACTAATACCAGAAGCTTTAGTGCAAACCTGAGTAGTACTCCTAATGCTCCCGAGGGAGTGTTCAAAGTGTCTCTAACTTCTGGAAGTTTGCGTGAGCCTTTGGACGTGCTAGACGGTGCTGGAGTCAGAAACACTGTTTACGTCACTATGCCCGACGCTGCCATGTATCAGTACAACGGCTACTACGAGGTCCTAGGCACCGGAACTCAGGGAGTTCCTGAAGACCCTACCACTTCATCATTTTATGTCAGAATTCCCACAATGCCTCAGGCAACTAACACCAACAAAACATACTACGAAGTTTCTATTACAACCAAGGCCGATACCTATGAGTACATTAGAAGTCTTATAACTGAAGCATTTTCTGACTTTTCTGAAATTGACTTTGCCAATGAAATTATTGAACCTGGCGTAAAGATTCCTATAAAAATTGAGACTAAAAAGCTAGACACTACAGACAGCACTCACGGTGTTGCAACTTTCACTACAGCGGCTAACCATGAGCTAATTGTGGGCGAAGAAGTTACAATAACAAACGTTGACACTTTGCTAGACGGTGAGCATGTGGTATCAGAGGTGCCTAGCAAGAGGTCGTTTAGAATCACCTTAGACAATCCCGTAAGCTCATATGACAAAAAAACTAAACTCACTCTGGCTGATATTCCCACAACTGACGTAACTTCTGCTAAAACTCTAATTCAACGCCGAGAAAAAATCTTTAATATGACTAGGTCGATTAAGAGAATTACTAGAACTTTGGGAGTTGTTACTCTATTTCTAGACGCTCCGCACAACTACGTTAAAAGCCAAAAAGTTATTATTACTATCCCTAAAAAAGCTCCGTGGAAAAAGATTATTGACGGCAAAGAAACTGACCTGTTTAACTACGGAGCGGAGACTGGCTTTACTATTACTAGCGTTGACATGACCAACAACAGCCTCACTTTTAACGAGCTTGAGACTAAATACAACGATGCTAAATACAACATCTCGTCTAACGTTCCAGCGGCTGACAAAAAAATTACAAATGTAAAGATGGCAACCCCCGAGACTAAACTGCGCCTAACGCCTCTAAATGATTTAGGTTTTAGTAGGGGCGACTACATTAAAGTTTCTGGTGTAGATGATTTGGATTGGCGTCAACCTTTATATAACGGATATGTAAAAGTAGACGAGTCTAACTATGGAAGCCCAAACGAAATTTCTGGCTACCGCCTTACCAATAGTTTAGACGAAGAATTTGGCTTGCTCGAGTTATTCTTTCCTCTAATGCCAGACACTGATGAGGACCCCGGGATATCAACCATTGAGCCTTTAGCTGATGTTCTGATTAGCGGACTAGACCCCCGATTTGACAATCAAGTTTGGCAAACTACTGGAGGCATTCAGTCCGGTCAGCCATTTGCGCCCTGGAAAGCTGAGTTTATCGTTCCTTATCTTTCTACCAGCTCATCTATAGTGGATGCCCCGGATGGTGCTACAGCTAGGGTTAATGGAACCAAGTGGTTCCAGTATCAAGCTGCATACAGCAGTGCGACTAGCGTTAGCCCGGAGCCATACGCTGTCAACGGCATCGAGGCCATAAAATACATTAAGCCATCGAAGGCAGATAAGTACGGAAAATTAACTGTCTGGACTGTAGACACTCATAGATACAATATTGGCGATGGCATAGGAATTTCTTTTTCTGACGAGGCTACCGGTAAAAACTTTAATGGCACTAGAACCGTAATTGCAGTTGGCGCAGACGATGACGGAAAAAGCAATAGCGTATCCTTCAACATACCTTCTGGCAGTGCGATTTCTACCATAGCTAGGACCGCTAAAACTGGAACTTTAACTAGAAAAAGTGCTCTACTTACCCCGCCTAAAATAGAGTCAGTCGGAATTAAAGATATACAAACTAAGGCAGGAAACTTACTCGAGGCAGTTACAGACCTGGCTCACCCCTTTGTTGAAGGCGACTTCATTGTCATATCCGCTCCGAATGCTGCAAATAATTCTTTAATTAATAATGGAGAGCCCGTTCAAATTGTTTCGGTGATTGACGATTATACTTTTCAATACATTTCCTTAGGAAAAGTTGCCCCGATAAAAGCTGCAAACATTAGGTCTATTGCCACATCTGATGACGGAAGTCAGATGACAATTACCACCGGGGGGATTGCTAATGTATCCATCGCCCCGAGAACTTTAAACATCACTAACGTCGAGAATTCACTCGGTACTTTAAGCTTAGCTCTAATTACCGTAAATGCATCACACAATACAGAAATTGGTGAGAACGTCACTATTTCGGCTCTCCCGGCTGCTACTTACGGATCGCCCGCAACTATTTCTGCAAAAACTAGGACCATAACCAGCATTCAGCAGGGTAGTGCCGGAGGCGTTGATACACTGACATTTTCTCTATCCGGCAGCCACGGTCTTAACGCCGCTGACATAGATAAATACTGGAACACTCTAATTACCGTTAGTGGATTATCTTCTTCAAATGACTGGACCTACTATGACACTCAAATATTCCCTCCAGTTTTGCGTAGAAGCGTGTGGTCAACTGTAATTCAGCAGGCTGTTGTTAAAGGTTTTGTGTCCGGAAATGCGGTGACTGCGTACACTAGCGAACCTCATGGGTTTGTGGCTGGCGACGTTGTGGTCATAGATGGAGTCTATCCGTATAATGGAACATACACTATTACTGCCATCCCAACGGTCACGTCATTTAGATACAGTAGGACAGCTCCTAATCAGCCCACTAAAAGTACTTTTGCGTATGCAACCGTAACTAGGCTTAGACCACAAAAAATGAATCTAAGTATCTACAACAGATCGTACAGAATAATAGACATACCTAGTGGCACAAGCCTAACAGTACAGGCCACTAATGGAAGCTCTATATCTGATTGGTATGTAGCGACAGGAGACGTAGCTAGTGGTTCCGTATCTATCCCTGCTTTTACCGGCATAGCCCCTCAGCTAACTCCAAACTACGCTCTTTTAAATGGTAGCTATACCGTTTTTGACACTCTAGGTTCGTCTCTACCAGCTAAATTTTATGTCCAAGCTAGCGCACTAAACACGGCTAAGGAGCAGTTGAGCGGCAGCCCGGGGACTGGAACCGTAACCTTTGCTGGTAAGATAAAATCTATAGCGAATACCACTCCTCACGGTTTTGTGGCAGGTGACTCGGTGTCCATATCTGGACTGAGTGGATATTACGACAGCAACTATGGATCTTATATACCCCTAAGCATGGTAAACACCACTCATCGAGTATTGTCTGTTACCGAAACAACATTTACTATTTCTAATCCGTTGTCTAGAGCAGCTACTGGGTATGGAGGTTATTCTGTTAATAAGCAGTTATCTGTAGATGAGCTTAGTGCAGCAGTGGTTAATAAGTTTGTTGATGTTACGGGAATGTTGGCCTACAGAGATTATCGTAGGCTATCTCCTGCAAATATAAAGCGTATAACCTCTATCTCTAGACTTCCTGGTGGTTCATCAGCGGCGGTAACGGCTCCTGGACACGGCCTGGAGGATAACGATATTGTCTACATAAACGCTTATGGCGGAACTAGCTCGGTGTTTAATCAAGGCAACAGACCTGTAGTAATTTTAGACGCAACTGCAGACACATTTACTTATGATTTCTACCCTGTAACCAACATTGACAGAGTTAGTGTATCTAAAAATAAAGCTACCTTGTATACTGCCTACAATCAACCGCATAGGTTTGCTTCCGGTGATACAGTCGCTCTGAGCGATTTTCCTAGTGGAGTCTATGGCACTGCTTTTAATGGGAATTCGTTTGCTGTGCTCAGTGCTTCTGCTGACAAAATTGTAATAGAGACCACCGGTCTGGCAGATAGACGCCTCCCACTGACTTTATCTCAGTACGGGTCGGTCGAGTTTGCAACCGGCGGTGAGTCCGCTGTGGGAGCTAATGGTGGGACCGTAACTGTAGCCCCTACTGCTTCTAAGCAAGCTATAGCCTTTAAAAAATCTTATGGAGGATTCCCTAGAAACGCTGACATGGGCGGTATGGAATTTTCTACAGATAACTACAGCACATACAAACAAGCAAGCCAAATTATCCGAGGAAGTCAGCTTGTAAATCTGGGCGGTCTTTTGGAGCAATACTCTAGCTCTATCAATGGGTTTGATTATCGTATTGATTGCAGGCTAGAGAGAGACTCTACAACTAATAACTATAGATTCAAAAGAATTTTTACTTTAGTTCCTATCTTGCCGGCTACGTTTACTGAATATTTAGAAAACCTAAACTACTCTAGGCAAGACCCGTTGACATTAGAAGTTGGTTTAGGTCTAGCTCCAGGTCAGGTGGCTGACCCTGTAGCATTTGGCGCAGACAAAATTGTCTTCGAATACCCGGGAAATATCTCTAACGTCAGTGTTGCTGAAAACTCCGAGTCTTCGGCTACTCGTGTATTTATTACAGGAAGCTCTAATGGCGACGCTGGGGAGGGTAACGTAAGATATTCCGCGGCTTCGGCAACCGACCTTCTTGCTGCTGGATGGCCTGTGCTGGACCGAGCAGAGAATCAATCTTGGCCGCTATTGACTAAAGAAGGTGCCATCAATGTTGACAACTGGGGAAACTACGACATTGAAATTGACCTCTACAAAACTGCTAAGCGATTCTTGTACGAAAGCAAACCTCCTATTGGTGACTTTACAATTTCGGTCAACGGTTCGATGAACCCTACCGTTGGTACGTTTAACCCTGGAGACTGGTGTTCGCTAAATATTAACGACGCCTTTGTTAAGTCTCGCTTGGCCAGTGCTTTAGAGCTTAGAAAAAATGTCATTGTTAGAAAGATTGATACGATTTCGGTGTCCGTTCCTAATAATCCGGCTTTCCCTGAGCAGGTAGACTTAACTCTAGTCACAGATTGGCAGGTCGACAAAGTTGGCGAGTAAACGTTTAAGAAGAACTAAAAGTTTTAGCTCATATCTTGCTGCCCTAAATCAGGACATGCAAGACCTGAAAAATAACACAACCACCACTCCTACTACATTGGGTACCCAGTCTGTAGAGTCTAATGCGCTTGGCGATGCTCTTGTACTTGATAACAAGTCAATTGAAAGTGCTTCTTATGTCGAGGGTATTGCCGGCTGGAAAATTGATGGCAGCGGTGTAGCTGAGTTCTCGGACGTTTTTGTTCGAGGAGATATAAACGCTTCTTCTGGAACTATTGGCTACTGGAACATCAGCAGCCCAGATGTAATCAGAAAAATTGGCAATAGGGATTTGTACGGAACATTCTTAGAAAGTTCGGACTTGGGCTCTAACGACAAGGATAAAGAATCCGGTACTTATGTCGGTCTCTACAAATCTTACATTGATTTGCCTGTACCAATTGTGAGTATCTCTCGTTTGGAAAATGTGGTCACTGCTATATCTACTGGACATAGATTTAAAGTGGGAGACTTGGTATCTGTAGATCTTCCGTCGGATACTACTCTATCTACAGGAAGCTCAACTGCTGAAATTATTGAGGTAGGGTACAACTATTTTAGATATATAAGTTTTGGAGACGACGTTCCGGAGGTGACCGGGCAAGATTACACTGGAACTGCATCGCTAAGTAACAAAGATGTTTCTGGCATATACCTACAAGATTACGGTAAAACTTTATTTGATTATGGATATTTCTCAAATGAAGGCGTTTCTTATGTGTCTGCTCAAACGTATAATTTAGTTTTAAATCCTAGCCTTGAGTACGTTAACTCTTCTGGCAACACGATTTCTTCTGTTAGCAGCTGGGCCAGGGTAAATACTACAAGTATTGTAACATTCCAGGCTGTGCAATTTTCAAACGTAAATGCATCTGTACACGGCTTGTATGAAAATAATAGCGAGTACGGTCTTGAAGTTGGATGGACTAGCATTCCAGCAAACTCAAATTTTTCTGTAGAAGTTAACTACTCTTTACTAAATTCTTTGGTCTCATCAGACCCAACTATTTACCTACACTTTGATGTTTTTTCTGCGCCATTCCATCAAGCACCTTCGGTGCTTGTTGACAGTTATGTGGAAAATGTTATTAGTAACGTCAGTGTGATTACCGTAACTACTAACACTGCTCACGGGCTAACTGCTAATGATTATATTTACGAGACATTTTTTGGGTCTGCTGGAAGCGATACCCCGGAGCAAATTTTCCCTGGCGGTGGCTCTGCAATAGTTCAGGTATCTTCGGTTGTGTCGAACACGGTCTTTAGAATTCTCAATACGTTCAATAGGGCTAGCGGAGAAACCCAAAACTACATAGGAACTTCTGACCGTGAACAAGTCAGAGTTGCAAAACTCGACATACCAGAGTTTAACGCAAAGGCTATCTATTTAGATTTCGGAAACTCTAGCTCTCCAGTGTACATAGACGATGTTGCCACTCCGGAGTGGGCTCTTCTCTCCGACACCTACAAATATTTTTCTTTGACAAACTCTGAGTTAAACGCAGCTATAGTGAATGATTATGAAGATGAGCAGATTCTATGCTCTAAGCTTCCTGCTCTCGGGTCTGTAGATAGAGCGGCCACCATTCCTACAAGATTTAATGCAGAAATAACTATTAGTCTGGCAAAATTGTACGATAAGTATAGACAGGCTAATCCAACCGGACTTGCTAATCAATCCAATTTTAAAATTGTATTCCCTGCCAAGGTAACTTCTTTTCAAGTCGGTGGAACTACTCACGCAAACGTGTCTAGCGGGTCTTTAGTATTGGACAATGTGGCATTGTCTACAGAAAAAAGATTCTTTTTTGCTAACTCCGGGTCTTCTGCATATTCTTGGTATGACTCTACTGCTATACCTAACACTCCTTCAGTCCAATCTACAAAGCAATGGGTAAACATAGATTTAGAGACTCAGACTGCCAACTATAAGTACACGGATATTATTGAGTTTAAGAGTCCTACTTTTAGCGGAGACCTAGACAGTAACCCTGGAGTTTTTAGTACTGCTTTAGTCGAAACCGAGCAGGTGGTTTGGCAAGAACTTCATCAAGACTCTACGGCTAGCTATTTCTTTTCATCCAGCGGTAGCTACGTGAGACCTTCTAACATAACTACAGGAGACTATCCTAATTATGATGCAAATTTACAAAGCTATTCGGTAGCGGTTTTAAACTCTAAGCACACTTCATATCAAATTAGCAGCGATATTGCTTACTACAATGCTAGCGGAGCACACGTCAGTACTCAATCTGCTTCACTAGCTCTAGACTCTTATGAAGATACTGACACAAATAAAGGCGCTCAAGCGTGGCTTAGCGCAGACAATATTATTTTTAGCAATAGAAACAATAGGTCTTTAGAAGTAAATCTTTATGGAAATATGAGTATTACCGGCAAATTTACTTCTACCGGAACTAAAGTCATGATTCCGCAACCGACTCTAGACAATTCATTAGAAAGTCCTGAGGTTGAGTTTAACACTTATGCTGCCACTACTAAGTATGTTAAAGACAGTCAGCAGGTTTACTATCTAGCCGGTGGCCTAACTTCAGACAAGAGTGCTCCTAAAAAGATATACGTCAGTAATACCACTCCTAGCAGCGGTACTACCGGGGATATCTGGATTCAGATTTAATCATGGCTTTCGTCCCGAGTGTAATTGGCGAAACCGTTGCTAGTGCTGCAGAAATACTAGACAATAACGGTTTTGGTTTTTCTGCTGCTTATACTGGAGTAGGAGCTACTGCCGGAAACGACGGCACCGCTAAGTCTCAAAGCCCGGGGGCAGGAACATCTCAACCGTTGGGCACTGTAGTTACGGTAACTTTTTATCAGTACACGCCCCCCGTGTCTCCGCCCACCGTATCTATAACCGCTACTAGGTCTACACCGTATGCAGTGTCTGTTACTTACAGTGTGACTGCTTCGTCTGATGGAGGCACTACTTCTTGGTCGGTTGCCAGGGATGGAGGCTCTACAATTGCTAGCGGTTCGCTGTCTGCTGGGTCTTCCACTGGAAGTGTGACTATTTCTGCGGCAGTCACGCCTTCGAATTTTAGGTATTTATTTACTGTAACTGCATCTAATAATGGTGGAACTGTTTCTGCTAGCGACTACGATTTAGATGGCAACCCTGGTACCGGGACCAACCCGTCTGGATTTATATCTGTAAGTCAGGTTGCAAACTCTCTTACCAGTTTAAATCTTTACTACGGCGTGTTTGCGGGCTCCGGAACCTATGTGGGGAGGACGTACTACACGCTCTCCGGCACCGGGGTCCCAAGCTCGATAGCTACCGGGTCTTTTCCTGCCGGAGTTGGAGAAGAATTTAATTATAACACCGACTCTGTGTTGTCTCCGGGTACTGCCTACACTTACACTTTAGTTTTAGCTAATAACAAAGCTGAAGTAACCTACACAGGGACCGCGTCCACCCCCGCAATAGCGGCTCCAACTAATTTTCAATCGGACCCGGCCTACTTAACAGACACCTCCGCTAGACTTACGTGGACACCGTCTACTACTCCTGGAGTTTCTTATACCGTCTACGGTAGCGGGGGAGACATATCGTACACTCCTGGAAATAATTACGCCAATATAACTAATTTGTCTCCGTCTACTGAATATTTTTATGGCATATACGCTACCTTAAATGGCAATGAGTCCGCCACTGTAAGCACTAGTTTCACTACAGCTGCCGAAATTAAAACTATTGTGCCAACAATTACTGCTGTTGAAAGTACAATTATCGGAAATGCCGTTGATATTTCATGGAGTACCGTCGTAAGCTCTGGCATATCTATTGCTTTTGCCGAAGTGTACGGCCCAAACTTAAATGCTAATGGCTTGAGCGGCTCCGCCGGCGTATATAATCTATCTCCTGGCGCTACATATACTTGGCGAATAGACGTTTATGGTACTTACAACGGCAATGGAATTTTTGGTTCAGATGAGGTTACTCTAACCCTCAGTGGTACTGCAGCCGGTGCTCCTACGACTCCTCTAGATTTTAGTGCTAGAGCTCTAAGCACTTCATCCTTAGCACTCTCTTGGTCTGCATCTGATGCCGGCGGATATCCACCAGTAAATTATTATATATCCGGACCTGGCACAATTTCATACTCTCCTACCATCAATAATTATGCAACTGTGACTGGGCTGTCTGCGAACACTAGCTACACATATAGTTTGTATGCTCAAAATGCAAAGACTACATCTCCTAACACCTCGTCTACCGTCACTACATCGGCTACAACTCTTGCTACCAATGCAAACGTTTCAGTTATTGTTCCAAGCATTTCTGCAATTTCAAATCCAGCCGGTACAGAGGCCACTATAAATTGGAGCACCGTCATTAACGGAGCGACTTTATATAATCTGTATGCTGAAGTATCTTCTACAGACAATATTATATCGTCAGGCAATTTGAGTGGGTCCGAGGTTGTCACTGGTCTTACCCCTGGTGCAACTTACACCCTATCGCTTTACGTTGAAGGATTTAAAAGGTCTGGAGCTCCTGTAGCCGGAAGCGACGTTTTCTTCCTAGTAATGAGCAATCCGTCTCCCCCTCCTGCGCCAACCCCTATCTCCAATAAGACCAAGGTATTCCTAAATGGCACTTGGGACAATAACGTTACTGCTGTAAAGGTTTATAATGGTAGTAGCTGGGTGGCTATTACGCCCAAGACTTCTGATGGACAAGGAAACTGGACATAATGTACAAGATATTACAGCAATTTAGTAGCGAAGAAAGCATGACTATCTACATAGTTATCAATCGAATTACTAATAAAGTAGAAGGTCAATTCCCTTCTAAAGCAGCGGCAAAAGCCTACGTCCTGTCCAAATAGCACCTAAAAATACTTAGTACAATAGATATAAAGAAGGATGACGAATGAAAGACAATGAACTACTAAACACGATTTTAGCTGTAACTAGAGAGCAACTCTCTAGATCCATGAGCCTGTGCGCCGAGCTTGAAGCAATGCTTAGCCTCGAAAAAAGAAAAAATGCTGCTCTGTCTAGAGAGTTAGACAACTTGAAAGCAGAAAAAGAATAATGTACGAAGTCAAGGACGGGTCAAGAACCCTACAATTTAACGGCTCGCTGTTAGGTAAATCTACGTCTTGGCGTAAAGGTTCTACGCGTTGGATTGAGTTTGAACTTTACCGTACCGACAGTGGCTCTTACATTTTGTCGCGTGTTGGCGTATCATTGGTCTATCATGGCGCAGCTTGTCCACTGGTAAAAAGATATGGATTACAAGAAGTTCCCTATGGACAACTGGCCAAAGATGCTCTAACATGTGAGGAATGTTCTCCAGATGAGAGCACCGAATTAGTATTTCCAGAGAAGCATCGCTACTGGGCGCAGGTTAGTGAAGAACCTAACGCTGTCCTAGATGCTCTCTATAAATACGACAGTAGCGGTGCTAGGTATCTTACGAACGTTGCTCAAAGGCTGCTAGAGACATCTGCCGCTAATGACGTTAAAATAGATCAGGTATTCAAATTTGAAGTAATACCGTAGAAAGGTATCATGGAAGAACCGGAAGCAACACCGCCACCACCAACTCCGGTTGTCGAGGGCCTGTCCTCTCTAAAAGAGACTGCCATACAGATTAATGAGATATACAACGAGCTAATAGACTCTGGCTTCACAGAGAACCAAGCGTTGTTTATGGTCTCTCAGCTTCTTGTGAATACTGTGTACGTTGGTCCGACCTATAAATATGGTGCTACGTTCGACGATGATGACCTAGACGAGGGCGACGTTGACGGAGAACTTTTTTAATTTAGGCTAAGTAGTTGCGCTAATCAGAAATTAGTACTACCATAGGTACCCTGACGTAAATGACGATTAAGGATGATGAATATGAGCGGTGGACTATCTGATGTACAACTACATCTTGTAGATTCAGCTGAAAAGGCTCAGGAGTTTATAAACTGGCTTGGGGCGCGACGTCCGCACAATGCAATTGCCATAGATATCGAAACTGGAGAACTTGACGGGCGTCCGCACAAGGATGCTCTGTCTCCTTGGCACGGCCGAATTCGTTTAGTCCAGGTTGGCGACGGTATGACTGGCTGGGCAATCCCCTGGGACGAGTGGGGTGGTGTCTTCTATGAAGCAATGGATAAGTTTGATGGTCCTATTGTTTGCCACAACATTGCCTTTGAAGCCCGATGGTTCGACGTTCAGTCTCGCTGGAGTATGCCGTGGCACCGTGCTCACGACACCATGATTATGGCTCAGATTATTGACCCGCTTGGTTCTGGTGCACTAAAAACTTTGACGTCTCAGTATGTGGACCCTATGGCCGCTGCATTGCAGACACACCTGGACCAGTCCATGAAAGAGAATGGCTGGACTTGGGGCACAGTCCCGGTTACATTCCAGCCCTACTGGTCTTATGGTGCGCTGGACACGGTTCTTACGATGCGTTTGTGGGAGCAGTTTTGGGAGAAGTGTGGACCTTCGGGGCCATACTGTATCGCTTACGAGTTAGAGATGGCCGCTCGTAAAATTGTTACTCGCATGGAAATCAATGGTGCTCGCGTAGACCTTGAGTACTCTCAGCGTAAGTTTGACGAACTGAATCAGTATGGCGAGAGCGTTAAGCAGTGGGGTAAAGATACCTACGGAATGTCTATCACTAGCAACATTCAGTTGGTGCGTCAGTTTGAGGGCATGGGCGCAGACATTACAGAAGTCACTCCATCGGGCCAGAAGTCTGCGTCTAAAGACCAGCTTAAGGTTCTAGCCCGTGACGGGTCTCCTGAAGTTCAAAACCTTGCTAAGGCGGTACTAAACCAGCGTAAGGCTGACAAGCTAGCCAACACGTACTTCAAGAACTTTTTAGACGGAAACATTGATGGCATCATGCATCCGTCTGTCCGAACTCTTGGTGCCCGCACGGGTCGTATGTCTATCACAGACCCTGCGCTTCAGACTCTGCCGTCAGGCGACGCTACGGTGCGTAATGCGTTTATCCCTAAGGACGAAGACCACGTCATTATTTCTAGCGACCTCGACCAGGTTGAGTTCCGTCTTACCGCTAACTTTAGCCAGGACCAGGACCTCATGAATCTATTTAATGAGTCTGACCGTACGGGTGGCGACGTGTTTACTGAAATTATGAAAGAGGTCTATCAAGACCCTACGGCTGAAAAGTCAGACAGTAGACGTAAGCTCATTAAGGGTGTAGTCTACGGAAAGCTTTACGGAGCTGGAGTATCTAAGATGGCACTGACAGCGGGAGTATCTGATGCTCAGATGAAGACTGTTGTTGACGCTTTTGATAGGAGCTACCCTGGTGTTAAAAAGATGCAACAAATGATTGAAGACACTGGTACGCGTAGATTGCGTAGCGAGGGTATAGGCTATGTCATGACTCGTACTGGACGTCGCCTACCGTGTGACGATAACCGTGTCTACTCATTGACTAACTATTTGGTTCAGGCAAGTGCTGCAGAAGTATTTAAGGCTAACTTAGTAAAGCTTGACAAGGCGGACCTTACCGAGCTATTGATTGTTCCTGTACATGACGAAATTGTTCTAAACGCACCTAAGAATAATATTGATGAAATAAAAAATATTGTACAAGAATGTATGACCACCCGTGATGACTGGCAAGTTCCCCTAACTGCCGGTGTAGACGGTCCATTTGCACGCTGGGGAGAAAAGTACAATGACTAAAGTAATTATTGCAGTTGACCCTGGTAAGGCTAGTGGCCTTGCCGTATTCTCATACGAGCCTGGCTCTGAACCCGAGTTGGTAGCGTCTGGAGAATATCTACAGCATCAGTATGCAACTCCGATTAGAGAGGCTATTGCTTCAGCTATTATGGGTGGCTCTGAGATTCTAATTGCTTGCGAGCGATTCACTATCAATGCCCAAACCGTGCGCAACACTCAGGCCCCATACTCGCTAGAGCAGATTGGCATTCTTAAGCAGATTATGATGGACATTGGCATGAGCCCGGATGATATCTATTTCCAGTCTCCGGCAGACGCAAAAGCAATGTTTGACAACGCCAAGCTTAAGAAGCTAGGATATTGGCATAAGAGCGGTGAAGGACACGCACTTGACGCAATACGACATGGTCTGCTAAAGTTAGTCAGGCTTGGATGGGTACCAAAAAAGCTTCTAAGCTAAAAGATACTATCCAAAAATTTAAATAAAAATCTAAAAAGTATGATAGTATCTATATCTAATGACGAAAGGAAGGCGTAATGCCTGTAAGTGTTGAGCTTGATGAGCAGAGCACACACATCTTTATAACCGCTGATTGGCGCTTTAAAGAGCTATGCAAGAGTTTGCCCGGATCTACCTATGACAGCAAGGCCCAGCTATGGAAAGTTCCGGTGTCTTGGGGCACCTGTCTAGCCCTAAGGTCTACCTTTAAGAATGACCTCGTAATTGGCCCTCTGCTGGCCTCCTGGGCCGCTAACGAGCGTACCCTGCGCGTGGACCCGTCTAATGCTCTTAGGGACTTAGAGGAGCTTCCAGAGGGCGAAGGGGACGAAGATTTGTTCCCTCACCAGCGTGCTGGCGTAAAGTTTCTATCTACCGCAAAGCGTGCCCTTTTGGCAGACGAGCCTGGCTTGGGCAAGACCGCTCAGGCTATCCGAGCCCTTAAGAAGATTCAGGATGACGGCGGAGAGCCATTTCCTGCTCTAGTTATTTGCCCCAACACGCTGAAGAAAAACTGGAAGCGTGAGTTTGGCAAGTGGTGGCCTGGAGTAAAGGTTCAGGTGATTACCGGAACTGCCACTCAGCGCCGTAAGCAGTTCGATGAAGAAGCTGACGTATACGTAATTAACTGGGAGTCACTACGCTCTCACTCTCGACTAGCTCCTTACGGTTCAGTCGCCCTAGCCCGATGCATCTCATGTAAGGGTATGGACGACCGAGTAACGGAAAACCGTTGTGAGGTCCACGAGCGTGAGCTAAACCGTATCGACTTTAAGGCTGTAATTGCCGACGAGATTCACCGCTCTAAGGACCCTAAATCAAAGCAGACCCGGGCTATGTGGGCAGCTACCGGAGATGCCGACTACAGATTTGCACTCACTGGTACTCCTATTGCAAGAGATGTTTTGGACATGTGGCCTATTCTTCACTGGCTATCGCCAGAAGAGTGGCCTAGCAAAACTCGCTGGATTGACCGCATGGTCGACACGATGCTTAATGCATTCGGTGGCATGATGGTTCTAGGTGTGAAGCCTCACATGGAGGCAGAGTTCCACGCATCAATCAATCCACGTATGCGCCGTATGCTAAAGGCTCGCGTGCTTCCTTGGCTACCTGACATGGTATTCGAGCGTCGTGATATCGAAATGTCTACAAAGCAGGCTAAGGCGTACAAGGACATGCGCGACAACATGATTGCAGAGCTTGAAAGTGGAGAGGCTGTCATTGCATCTAGCGTGCTGACTCAGACTACTCGCTTGACTCAGTTTGCTAGCGCATTTGCTGAGATGGTGACTGACGAAGCTACTGGAGAAATCCGTCCTATTTTGTCAGAGCCATCTTGTAAGGTTGACGCTGTTATGGATGATATCAAGAGCGGTGACTTTGGCGACGATTCAGTCGCTGTGTGTGCCGTATCTCGTCAGCTAATCAACCTGCTAAGTGCCTCGCTTACTAAAGAAGGAATTGAGCACGGTCTAATCACCGGAGCTCAGTCGGAAGAAGAGCGACAGAAAGCTGTTGACGATTTCCAGTCTGGAAAGATTAAATGGATTCTGTTTACTGCGCAGGCTGGTGGTGTGGGTATTACCCTTACCGCGGCTCGTCGATTGATTATGCTTCAGCGCCCGTGGTCACTTGTTGACCACAAGCAGGCACTTGACCGTATCCACCGTATTGGTTCTGAGATTCACGACTCCGTGATTGTTATGGACTACGTGACTGAGGGAACTATTGAAGAGCGAGTTATCCAAGTTCTTGAGGGCAAAGGCGAAAACTTTGAGCAGATTGTTAAGGACAAAGATAAATTATTGGCCTTGCTAAAAGACGACAAGGCAGGTAAGCTGTAGCCATGAGCGACAAAAACGAAACTGTTGAAGCAGTAGAAACACTAGTTCCATACATCCTTTCTAACTCTGAGATTCAGGTATTTAAGGATTGCCGACGTAAGTGGTGGTTGAACTACTACCGACGTCTACAGCCTAAGCAAAAGGACTACACCGGAGCTTTGGCACTCGGTTCACGCATCCACGAAGCACTAGACCAGTACTACTCGTCTGACGGTGAGATTGGGCTTCTTGAGGCGCACGCCGCTTTAGTCAAGAGTGACATGGACAAGCTAATTGCTGACTACCGAGACACATTTGATTTGGAAGCGGAAGCCGAGCTTGGCCGTATCATGCTGGAGGGCTACCTACAGTGGATGGACGAAGAAGGTATCGACTCTAACCTAGAGAAGATTTCGAACGAAGAAATTATTACTATGCCACTATTCAATGGCGAAGTAATTCTTCAGGGAAAGCTTGACATGCGCGTTCGTCGCAAGACTGACGGCGTACGTATGTTCCGCGACTTTAAGACCGTTGGTGGTTCGTTTTCCGACTTTGCTAACCAAGCGCAAATGAATGAGCAAATCCTTACGTACATGATGCTTGAGCACGCTCAGAATCTAGTACCTGGGGAGCGGTCGGAGGGTGGAATCTTCACCATGCTCAAAAAGGTAAAGCGAACCGCCAATGCAAAACCTCCATTTTACGAGCAGATTGAAGTTCGTCACAATGTTTTCACAATGCGCTCGTTTTGGCAGCGCATTCATGGTACGATTGCAGACCTGATGGGAGTTAAAAAAGCTCTCGACCAGGGTGCAGACCCTAACTACGTGGCGTACCCACGTCCAACAAAAGACTGCAAATGGAAGTGTCAGTTCTACAATGTTTGTCCTCTTATTGATGACGGCAGTGCAGCTGAGGCAGCCATTGAACAGATGTATGTGGTCGCTGACCCGTACGGATACTACGGTAAAGATGAAGAGAAGAAAGGAAGTGAGTAATGTCTGAGGTAGAACGCTCCCTGACATTAATGGTCTACGGCGAATCAAAGGTTGGTAAGTCAACCTTCGCTGTTACAGCACCATACCCACGCCTAATGCTCGACGTTGAGGGAGGCCACCGCTTCCTACCAATCAACGTAAAGTATTGGGACCCTATGCGCGAGGAGCCACCAGTGGCTGACGGCACATGGGACACTGTTGTAGTCAAGGTAAACGACTACGACGTTGTTATGAAGGCTTTCCAGTGGCTACAAGCTGGCAAGCACCAGTTCAAGAGCTTAATCATCGACTCGATTTCTGAGTTGCAGGTTAAGTGCATGGACAACATTGCAGGAACCGAACAGATGAAGATGCAACAATGGGGCGAGCTACTTCGCCACATGGGTGCGCTACTCCGTGACCTTCGTGACCTAACAATGCACCCGACTCAGCCTCTAGAAGCTGTAGTCTTGACTGCAATGGCTCGTCGTGGGCAGGATGGAATTATGCATCCTTACCTACAGGGACAGCTAGCAATTCAGGCTCCATATTTCTACGATGTGCTTGGTTACATCTCTAACGAAACCATTCCAAATCCTGACCCTACGCAACTTCCATACAAGGCACGTCGCATGTATGTGGAGCGCACGGATCAGTATGAAGCTGGTGAACGCGTACAAGGTCGTCTCGGTAAGATTGTCGAGCAGGGCGACCTTGGAGTCGAGCGTATGCTCGACATGATCTTCGGTCCAAAAACCGATGCAACAAAAAAGAAATAATCCACTCAATTATAGTTAAAGGAACTAATAAACATGAGTACACTAAACTGGGCTGACCTAGTAAAAGAAGCAGGAACTGCTTCTTCTGGTAACTTCGAGCCACTACCAGATGGCGACTACGACCTCAAGGTTATTGAGGTAAGCACCACCACTTCGCAGAGTGGTAAGACGATGTTCAAGCTAACCACCGAAGTTCAGGGTGGAGCGCACAACAAGCGTCGCGTATGGGATAACCTAGTTATCTCACCTGAGAACTCAAACGCTTTGGGTATCTTCTTCTCGAAGATGGCTGCCCTTGGTGTTCCACAGGAGTTCTTCATCAACAACCCTACTGTGAGCAACGCTCAGATTGAGAGCATGATTGCCAACAAGAGCTTCCGTGCTCAGATTGGTTCTCGCACTTGGAACGGTAGCAAGCGTAACGAAATCAAGCGTTACTACGTCATTCAGACACCTGCTACTGCTGCAGCGGCTCCAGCGCCTGCCGCAGCCGCGCCAGCTCCTGCACCAGCACCGGCTCCTGCCCCTGCCCCTGCTGTTGCTCCAGCTGCACCTGACGCACCGTTCTAAACACACGTAGGTATGTAAGCCGCGGGGCATCACCTACATAGGTGGTGCCCCCTCTTACTGTAAAGAAAGATTTATATGTCGAAGATTCTTTTGACCGGAATGACAGCTCCGCAAGCATCAGAGAATGCTAACGCCAGAAATCTAGGATTTGTTGGCGTATTAAATGCCGTGCTGTCTGAGGCCGGACACGAGGTTATTTGGGTTAGCCCAAGCGTACACATGACCAAGGAATCACTAGAGCAGTTTGACTCTGTGATTGTTGGGGTAACGCCAATCACTAGCGTTGGCGCAAATAGAACCTATGGGGCGCTCAGCATCATCGACCATCTGTGGGGCAATAGCAAGCTGACTTTACTAATTGACAGCCCTAACTCTAGCCAGATGGAAGCTAGTCTTAGGTCAGTAGTTACTAATCCAGCTAGCCTCACTAAAAGTTTTTTTGCAAATAGAAAAGAATACTCTACTGTGTTGGCTGACTCATCCGTATCTGTCAGACTTCATTCAGCCATAAACCACCTGCTTAATGATGAGTGGCCTACAACCATTTATTCTTCCTTGCCGTGGTCTGTCCAAGAGGACGTCAAACTTCTAGCTAACGCTAAAAAGAATTTAGTGCCGGTTAATTTAGATTCATACTTAATTCAAGCAAACCCTGTAGCCGTAGACCGCAGACCAAAATGGGTTGTAGATGCTCCCAGCACCCCATGGTCATCTGCTGTGCTAAAAACTTTGGAGCTGCCCAATTCTCTTATGAAGTGGAATAAAGGCTGGGACGACAATCAGGTTATGGACCAGTTCACGAGATCTATCGGTGCTTTGGTTACTTCACACAAAAAAGACGGCACCTGGTGGACTTATAGATATGTTCAAGCTTTAAACTCGAATACTCCTGTGGCTACAGATTGGAAGTTTAGTGGCCGTATAGGACCTCCTTGGAGCTCTCTAGCGTCTGCCATTGAGAGCATGTCACAGCAAAAAAGAGACTTGTTGGCTATGGCTCAAAGGGAGTCATATCTAGCCAACATACCTGGAAAACAAACCGCATTAAATATTTTAGAAACCACCTTAAACATTTCTCGAAAGGAAAACTAATGAAAGTAGATTACAACTGGGTAAAGCAACAATTTGCTGACGCTAAAATCCGCGTTGGTGTAGGTAAGGCTGTACTCAAAATGCTAAAGACATGGGAAGAAATTGACCTAGATACTACTCAGGCTAAACAGGTCTTAGACATTCTTTCCACGGTCGGACTGGGACACGCACTGGTAGTCCCAAACAAGGAAGAAATCTGGATTGATGCGCGACGTGGTGACCTGAAGGTTGGAGACATTGTTAGAGTGTCGCACGATGCTTTTAGTGGAAGCACCGGAACCGTACACAACGGACGTCGAGGCGTGATTGTTGGCATTAGAAATGGTGATATCATTGTCAACTCTACTGACGACAAGACTCCAATTATTGACGGCGCTCACTACAACCCAGAGCACCTACAGAAGAGAGTTCAGTAATGATTCGCGACCGCATGAAGTTCACGGTCTTGGGCGATGACAGAGACAGTATGAAGGTTAAGGCTATTCAGCTTGCGTCAGAATACTACAACTTTCCGGCTGAAGAAGCAGAGAAATATGCCGAATTTGAAATGGAAGTGTCGGTCTTAGCTCCTGATTCAGAGCACAAGTTCTATGCTGACGTATTTGTACGGCCAAAAATAAAATAATAAAATTTGCTATTTTAACTAAAAATTACAAAACTTGCAAGTATAATTAACTTAGTAAGGATGTAATTATGAAAGATTCAAGAGCCGGCGAATGCCTATGGTTTGAATGGTCTGGTGACGACATTTCTGTCACCGGACCATTTTCTTTTATCTTTTTTACTTATGACCACATAGATTTGGATGAAGACGTTATTAGGCGAGCCTTGGCTTCTTCATTGCAAAGAGACGGTGTGGTTGATTCCTTAGGTGAAGGATACCGGGCTGTAGAAACAGCGGATATTATTCATGGATACGTTGGACATGTTGATGGTGAAATCTACTTAACAGCCTGTGATGAGCACGGAATTACTGAGTATGACGATGTTGTAGACAGCCCCCGAGAAGCGACCTGGGCGGTTATTAAATGATTCCATTTTGGGAACCAAGTAAAGATACAGAGTGGATGAAAGACGCCGAGTGCGCTAAGCCATCCAATAGAGACATGAAAGACTTGTTCTTCTCTGATGAACTAGACGACAAGCATCAAGCTAAAAATCTATGTTTCCAGTGCCCTGTGCGAAAAGACTGCGTCAAGTGGGCGCTAGAAACAGGTAAAATATGGGGAATCTGGGGTGGCAATGACGAACACGAATTACGCAGAGCTTTATCAGTCAATGCTGACGGTGCTGAAATTCGTAGAGATAGGTTTCCTAAGTGCCCATACTGCCAGGCTAGAACTTCAAGTCTAAAAGCCATGGTCGTGGACAATCCGGACGGCGGTCGTTGGTTGACAATGAGAATCGTTCAGTGCCTAGAGTGTGACTTTACGTGGAGAAGTAGGACCAGTGCTAACGCTGTAAATGCGTATCACGCGCTCAAGGCTGACAAGAAAGAGCAGCTTAAGAAGGTCTCTGATAGTACTGAATATTCTCAATTAGCCTTTGATTTTGGGGATCCAGACTTAGAGCAGTAGTTCCATACTCTAAAGCTTCGTCATGTCTGCCCGTATAGTAAGCTGACAACGCCGCGTAGTCCCATGGGAGAGAGCCCCAAGACGCTTCTTCGCACATATAGTCAAGCTTTTTCTCGGTTATTTCTAAGGCTTTTTTGCTGTATTTGTAGCAATTTTCCCAGTCCTCGGTTGCATAATAGTGGCTGGCAAGGTCCACGAAAGGCTCCCTGCGACCAGGAGATTCTTCGGCTGCCTTGATAAACCACTCTACTGCTTCTTCAGGGTTCATCTTTCCTATGTGACGCATAGAAGATGCTCTCTCTGGGGCCCAGGAAGCCGTAGGAAGCCCTAGGTGGCGTTTAAACTCCTTAGTCGCCTCTTCGTACTTACCGTAGTAAAAAAGCTCTCTAGCGTAGTAATAAGCGTTTCTATCGCTATATGGCTGCTCGTCTACGGCCATTTTTAGCATTCCCAGGTATTGCGACCTAGACTTTGTGGGGTCAGCCGCATGGATAATCTCAAAGCCTACCCAGCCTCGGGCTTCGTGGTAGTCACCGTAGGTGCTGATAATCTCGTGGGCTGGCTGACGCCAAGTTACACCCCAGCGGGAGTGGATTCGGTCGGCTCCGTATTGAAGCCCCGGGGTCCCGTCTTCCTTAACATTCCAGGTCAGCGTTGCTCTGATAATGGCCGAAGTGTTGTCTGGTAGCTCGGCTAAAGAGTCCATATCAGCTCTCCAGCCACTAGACAGCATTTCATCCATATCAAGCGATATGCAGTAATCGATATCGGCTGGTAATGCGGCTAGGGCGGCGTTTCTGCTTGTGTCAAATCTAAAAGGTTTTAGTAGGACGCTAACTACGTTGATTCCAAGACTCTTGGCAATCTCTACGGTTTTATCGGTCGAGCCGGTATCAGCGATAAGAATGTAGTCTGCGTCTTTTACAGAGTTGTACCAACGCTCTACGTGCTTTTCCTCGTTAAGAGCTATCGTGTAGACGGCAATTTTCACTGCTTGTTTAGCCTTTTCTTAATGTCAGTTGTGCTTACGGTCGTTGTGTACGGCAAAAACCCATACCCAATATTATTATCTTCTAACCACTCGCGAGTAAATCCCATTTGACTCATGTAGTCGCGGTCTGACCAGTCGGTGCCTACCACGACGAAATCTGCTCTAGCTTTTAGTATGGTTGGCTTAGAGTCTGCTCCAGAGTGATTAACGACTACTTCGTCTACATACTTGCAAGCTTCTAAAACTTCAATTCGTTCTTCTAAACTCATTACTGGTTTTGAGCCTTTAAACTGTTCGATAAACTCGTCGGTGTTTACGGCAACGATTAGGGTGCCATTTTCTCCAGCCATCTGCTTGAGACGCTTAAGAAGCCTGACGTGGCCGTAGTGAAATAAATCGTAGGTTCCTCCGCTGTAAATTCTCATGCTTCCACTACCTTTTTCGGGTCAGAATAGATAATTTCTGGGTTTAGAACTGTACCCAAGTCTCTAGCTCGTCTAACGGTTACATCTAGAATATAGTGGATTCTGTTTTTGTCTATGCCCACGTGGTCGCAAAAAGTTTTAAATGCTGAAATAATAGATCTGTATTCATGATTACCAGCTTCGTGGGTATAGCTTTGTTCTTTAGGATGAAACATCATCACTCCGGAGTCTCTGTAGATTACCCTGTTTAAGTAGATGATTAGAGCGCAGTAGGTCATGTCTAATCCCCAGCCCGTTCTCATGGTTGTGAAATCTAAAACGTTGTTTTCTACGCACCAATCGTAAAACTTGTTGATGTACTCTACGATATCTCTATGAAGCGCTAAGTATGCTCCATTAGTGTTGGTAGATAAATACAGAGTTCTATATTTTTTAGACCTAGCTATCATCGAGTATGGTCCAACGAATGCATCGTTAGTGTTGTCGGGAGCAAATGCTCCTAGATTAGGGTTTTCTTTAAAAAGCTTTTCTATATATTTTGTGTACCCGACATAGTCTGTATAAGATATATCTCCAGTATTAAAAATAAAAATCTCGTTGTCGCTGGCAATAAAATCTTTAATTGCGTAAAAGAAATGGCTGTTGTATCTAATGTCAGGTCTACGCACCCAATTATCAGTCTGTTCCCCGACGCTTGAAACGTTGTAAAAGACGTGTTGCACATCGCTGTCTTTTAGCTGATTACTCACGTCTATGCAATTATCTATTGCTCTATCCCAGGCAATGATGTATGTCTTACTGCGCACCTAAAGTCTCACTGGCAGTACGTTGATAAACTCTCGGGGATCAAAACTTCCACCAATCACCATAGTCAGAAGTCCTGGCTTTGATTCCATACCTGAACGGTCGCGGAACCATTCTGAGCCTGGGTCGGTGGTTGGGCACTGGGCCCAGAAGCGGTGGCTAATGTCCATGCACTTAAAGTTGTGGTAGTGCCCTGACACCCACACGTCGCAGTTTCCGAGGGCAGTTTGTCCTGCGGCTTGACCTGACAAATACTTTAACGGGTCTCGTCCTTGGTGGCCGTGGAACATGCCTAGCATCGTGCCATCAATATTTACGGCTAGTGTCTGGTGCCCAGGGGCTGGGTACCGGAACTCGATGTGCTGTAACGCTGGATTCTCCGCGCAGGCATCTTGCACTGCAGAAGCAATCTCAACGTTCCAGCCATCAGCGGGATCGGCAGCGACCTGACGAGTAACCTCGTCATGGTTTCCGTTGATGACTGGAACAACCATACGCTCCGCTAGAGGAGCTAAAGCTTTGATTTGTGACATCAGTAGGCGACGTGCAACACGTACCTGCTCGGTGAGCCCGAGGTCTGAAGATGCTAAACCTTGAAGACGTCCACCCTGAGAAACGTTACCTTCAACGTGGTCACCAGGAAGACCTAGCACGATACCACCCATGCTCAGTCCCATTCTCTGTAGACCTTGGAACCTGTCTACTGCAGCGTCGGTTAGGTGCAGAATTCTGTCGATTGCTTGCTGAGTTCCCTGACCGTTTGCCTTCTTACCAATTTGCTGGTCGCTAGGAAATAGTGCAAATGAGCCATCACCCTTAGCAGTTTTAATTCCAGTTCCGGGACGCCACTTTTTAATTTCGTCAATAAGTTTTTCAGCGTCTAGATGGTCTTCCGCCGCAATTCCAGCAGGGACAATGTTGATGCGGAGTGATTCTAAATATTCTCCGTCATATTTTTGCCACTTGCCTCGGCGGACCGAGGTGACTGACCACGCATCCGGGTCCATGTCAAAGTCTTCAAGAATCTGTCGGGCATCTTGCGGAGTGCCGGCAGGTTTTGGCTGAGAAATGACAAAACCTCCAGTCTTGTCATCGACGTCCATTTTTGAACGCCAATTTTCTGGAGTGTTTAGGGCTTTAACATCGGAGCCAGATTTACCTGGGCTTGCAAGTTTTTCTAACTTATCTTCTAGGCTCACTTTGAGGCCTTTCTGTGGCATGTACATCTCGCGCCTCGGTGGCGGTCGATTGAACTCTTAGAGATATCATACCCCTCTTCACGTAAAATTTGTGAAAGTGCTGAGTTAGATACTCTGCCTGGATAGTCGTCCGGCATGCTTAGTATTGTGGACAGCTGCTCGCGCTCTTTGGCTGTCAGTTTAGGGTTTACTAGTAAAACCCCGACCTTACACAGAAGCTGAGACGCTTCATCCACGGCTTGGTTGAGCTTGTCTGATAGAGACATAACGTAGTCCTTAGTGTGTCATTAGTGTCGTTACATATTGTAGTGCATGAAATTATATTTAGCTAGCTTTTTTAGCCCTTGGTTTCTTTATTGATACTACTGGATTTTCTGTTGTAGAGCCTACTACAAACTTTTTAATTAAGTCAATCTCTGCTGAAGTTTTTATAGCATGGGCTTCAATAGTGTTTACCCTGTCTGCCAATGAAGAGCCCCCGTTCTCCCAAAGCTGGTGCTCAACTCGGTCTAAACGTTCGGCAATAGTTCTGCCATTTTTGTCGACACCTATTGATTCTCCAATACGGTGTGCTAATCTGTAAATAGCAATAAGGGCTCCTATTATAATACCGGTAGCAGTAATTACAGCTGCGGTAGATAGGAGTATTTCTTGAGGCATTTTGATTGAATTCCTAAAGTTGTGGTATCGTAGATGTCTACTAAATACAGGTCTTTAAAAATTATAAACCAATTTCGGCTTTGCTATTGCGCAAGTCTTGGTAATTGGTTAGTATTGCGGTGTCAGAAAGGCACATATGAAACGACAACTCTCTCCCCTGATGGACGCAAGATAGCATGACATCTGAGCTGTCCCACGTACAAAAAATAGCTAATGGCTCTACTTGGTATGCCAAGCAGGGCTGGAAAATTCTTCCGTGCCACGGTATTACTGACCAAGGGCGATGCACCTGTAACGGGGCTCACGGTGAGCCTAAAGACATTGGTAAGCACCCTGCAATTAACGAGTGGAATATTAAAGCCACTGACGATGAATTCATTGTCAAAACTTGGTGGGAAAACTCTCCCGAGGGGAACATTGGTGTTTTTTGTCAGCCATCTGGATTTTTAGTAGTTGACATAGATCCGCGTTCTGGCGGTATCGATTCGTTTGAAAAGTTTGAAGAACTTCTTGATGGAGTACTTCCGCCAAGTGTTGAAGCACTGACTGGTGCCTACACATACAAAGGTAGAACCGTTCGAGGCCGACACCTTTACTTTAAGTGTGACCCTAGCGAGCAATTGATTGGAAACCTAAAGGCTAACGGTCTTAGTGGTATTGACATCAAGCACAATGGATACGTAATGCTCCCTCCTAGCCGTCACGGCTCTGGTGTTAATTACGAGTGGGCTGATGGCAAAGCACCTTGGCAAATAGAAATGGCTGAGGCTCCTGAATTCCTACTAAACATTATTCGCAAAAAGACTCGCAAGTCTGGTACTTCACTTGGCAATGGCGAGTGGGGATGGGCCAGCGACTTAGAGTGGAATGGCGAGCGTATAGATGTCGAGAAGATGTTGCTCGAGGGTATTGATGAAGGTTCGCGTGCTGTGGACATTTACAAGTTGACCTGCTCGCTTGCCAATAAGTTTGGTGTGCAGAGCGAGGCAGGGAAGATGGCAGTAGAGACGATGATGATTCGTTTCAATGCCGAAAAAGTTCGCCCATCTTTAGAACTTGAGGGTCCTGGAGGACTACTCATGCACGTCCGCCGTGCAATTGATTTTGTGTCTGGCAATCCTGTAAGTAATCGCTTATGGGATGGAGCTCAGGAATGGGCTCAGCGTTCGCAGGATGAGGCTAGGTCTACAGTTGCCGCTGCTCCTAAAGTTAGTGCAGACAATAATTCGCAAGACTCTGACCCCGAACCTTCTGACTTCAATCTGCCGGGAACCATTGGTGGAGTAGTTGCAGACGCTGCTCACAACGGTGTATCTATCGATCAAGCGTTTGGCTCTGGAAACATTGACATTCCAAAAGACCCGGATGCTTTGTCTGAAGCTGAAGGTGGTCGCCCTGGCCGACGTTCGCTATCTGACATTGGTAATGGTCGTCGAATTGTTGACTCGTTCGGTTCTTCTATTCGCTATACACCCGGCATTGGCTGGTTCATCTGGGACGGTAATTATTGGAAGCCGGACGCTGAAGATTTAGGAATGAAAGAATTATCTAAACGTATTCCTCCAATTATTGCGGCTGAAGTTGCAAACTACGGTGACTCGGACAACGACAAGAAGAATGAAGTTCTTAAGTGGGCTAACCAGGCTAAGTCAAACTCTCGACTAAACGCGGCAGTTGAAAGCGCAAACTCAGACACCAGAGTTGTAGTTGCGGTAGAGTCTTGGGATAACGACGCTTACTTGCTTGGTGTGGCTAACGGTGTTATTGACTTGCGCACTGGAGAGCTACTACGTGGCCGTCCAGACTTGCACATTACTAAGCGTTCTCCGATTAACTACACCGAGGGAATGACTAACGTTCGTTGGCAACAGTTTATTGATTTTGCTACCGGCGGTGACAAAGAATTGCAAGACTGGATTCAGCGTGCGGTTGGGTACACTCTAACTGGCTTAAGCAACCAAGACGTGATGTTCCTTGTGTATGGTCCAGCCGGTTCTGGTAAAAACACATTTGTTGAGACAATCGTTAAAGCACTAGACACTAAGCAGTACGCATGGCCTTTGGACTCCAACATCCTTGGTGATGGGAACGGGCAGTCGAGTAGCACTGACTTGTACCACTGGGCAGAGCTTCGTGGTAAGCGTATGGTTTGGGTTGACGAGTTGCCTGAGTCTGAGCGTCTAAAAGAAAACGCAGTCAAGAAGCTGACAGGTTCGTCTGAAATTTCTGCTCGTTCTCCTGGTGAAAAGCCGTTCACATTCCAGGCACAGGCTAAGCTGTGGGTCACAACAAACCACCGACCTATGATTACTGACGATGCTATGTGGCGTCGTATTCGACCGATTCCTTGGAGCAACGTCCCGGAAAATCCAGACCCGGACCTAAAGGCTTATTTGTTTGACCCCGAGGGTGCTCTCCCAGCTGTGCTTGCATGGGCTGTCGAGGGTGCAATTAAGTACCTAGGCTCGTCTGCCCGTGACCCGCTAGGTTGGTGCACTGCTGTAGCAGAGGCTGCTGACATGTATCGCAAGAACGAAGACCGTATTGGCATTTTCCTTAACGAAGAGACAAAGGAAGTTCCAGGGGCGTCTTCACTGGTCAAGGCTATCTACAGCGTCTATCGTGTGTGGAGTGAAGAACGCGGTGAGCGTCCAATGACGCAGACTGCATTCCAGAGGAAGCTTCAAGACCGTGGTATTCAAATCGAAGGCCAGGGCGCTAGAGCTGAAATTAAGGAACGAGTGCTAATGCCTAGAGTTGTGGCAAACAACGAAGATGGGCAAATTAATTGGGAACATGCTGTTAGAATAGCACGGTAACAAAGATGTGCTCTTGGGAGAGAGTCCACATGAGGAGGGGTTAGCGTCCGCTAGCCCCTCCAACATAATTTAGGAGAGACATGAAGATTTGTATCGCTACCCCTATGTACGGCGGTAACTGTAAAGGTGTGTACACAGAGAGCCTCATCAATTTGCTTTTAGTCCTATCTAAAGCTGGGCATCAAGTTGTGTACACAAAAATTTACAACGAAAGCTTAATTACGAGGGCTAGAAATGCTTTAGTAAGAGAATTTTATCTGACTAAGTCTGATGCAATGTTGTTTATTGATGCTGACCACGGATTCAATGCTGACGACATTCTAAGAATGATTGAGTCTGGAAAAGATTTGATTGGTGCGGTCTACCCTATGAAGAATATTAACTGGGAAGACGTAAGACATGCCGCTCTTTTAAATAAGGAAAATTTAGCTGACTACTCTGGATTTTTCTCTGCCAATTTGCCAATTGGCCTAAACACTATTAATTTAAATGAACCTACTGAGGTAGTAAACGTTGCTACTGGAATGATGTTTATCACTAAAAAAGTGTTTGACGCTATGACTCCTAATTGCAAAACATATGCATTTAGTGGAAGTACTGGAACTATGGAGCCTGAAAATCAGGTAATAGAATTTTTTGCTACAGAAATTGACGAAGACGGAGTACTTCTGTCAGAAGACTATTACTTCTGTAAGAAGTGGCAAGAGCTTGGCGGTAAAGTTTATGCGGCCCCGTGGGTACGCATTAGTCACGCAGGTGACTATGATTTCCAGGCTAGCTTTGCTAAGAGCATGGTCCTTCGATCTGAGGTCGAGGCAGAGATTCGAAAACAGCAAGAAGAAGAAAAAGAAACCCCTACAGAGTAGGGGTTTTCTTTTTGTGAGATAATTTTAAGGTAACTTATAAACGTTCCGAAGGGAACCATATGCCTAAAAACAACTCCAATGTGTGTGCTGTTTGCAAATCAGCTTACGTTGTTACTTCTCTAGCTAGAATTTGCGAGGAGAAGCATGATAAGGCAAAATAATTAACTAAGCTCCTGGATAGTCCGTACAGACACCGTACGGGATATTTTG